TTAATTAATGTAATTTAAATTAATGTGTGTTTGTTTAAAAACAAGAATTTTATTATTGTACGTTATTATATGGAAATAGAAAAATCGCAATCGCAATCTAAATCTAAATCGCGTGCATCTACTCGCTCATCTAAAAAAAAAATTAGTGATTTGGCATCAGATGATATTAGTATGTCTCAGTTGGAATTATTAGCAAATAAAAAGAAGTTGAATAAAAAGAGTGAAGAAATATCTTTAGATAAGATTCGCGTAGAAAAAGAAGATAAAATAAAAGAATCAGTTGCGTCATCTAAATCTGACAAAAAGAGAAGTGTTAGTACAAGAAAATCAAGTACAACTGATTCTTCTAGTAATTATGCAGAACAAAAACGGAAAGACCGTAGAAAAGTTAATAAGGAAAATAATGATGAGGTTATTAGAAAAGAGAAAAGTGAACTATTATTCAAGTTATATACCATAATTGAAAAGTCTAATGGGAGGTGGTCTTGTAAATTGACTATGGATAATTCTTTAGATGAAATTAAGAATGAATTTAGTAGGATTAAGGCGACAATAGATAATGAAGCTATGGTTAAATTTTGTAAACACGGGTTAGTTATGGGTATTAAGGGTGTAGAAATGTTGAATGGGGCATATGACCCTGTTGGAATCGATTTAGATGGATGGGGTGAGGCTATGTCATATAGTATGGCCACTACAGAATACGATGAAGTTTTAGCAGAATTATGTGAAAAATATAAAGGTACAGGTTCAATGTCACCTGAAGTAAAGTTGTTACTTATGATTGTCATGTCAGGAGCTATGTTTTCATTCAGTAAAAAGGCGGCAAAGGACCCTAATACTTTAAGTAATTTGATGGGTGCATTTATGAAAAAATCACCTCAACAAGCTCCACAACCACAAGCTCAAGAACAATATTATAAACCACAATCTCCACCAAGACAGTCTAGACAACAAGCTACACCTGAATTTTTTGATATACCACGAGGTTTTAACCCCCAATCGACGAATAATTCTTCTTCTTTAGCTACCTTTGCGCAAGCCAATAGATTACCAAGTTTATCTGAATTACAGAGGCAAAAACAACAGGGTGACGTAGAAACAGATGATTCTGATAATATTCCATCAAAGATAAGAGGACCATCTTTTGATTCTCCTGATTCTGTTAATATAGAAAAAATTATTCAGACTATGAGAGAAAAGAATAATCAAAAAAAGATAGAAGAAGAAGTTAAAATCCGTCCTGATATTGAACAGATTTTAAATGAAACAGATGATGATGATATTATAAGGAATGTCCCGGCACCTAAAACACGTGGTAAGGGACGACCAAGAAAAAATCCTCCTAAAGGTATTTCAAGAAATTCTTAAACGTACATTTATATTTACTTCTTAGAGCGGTACAATGGATAGATATTATAGAGTCTTTTTAAAAGTACCATCGATATATTCTTTGTTACAGTTATCAGAAATATAGTTATCAATGAATAAAATATAAACAAAGAAAATAACTATACTAATTTTAACATTTTTTATATTCATATAAAGAATTGAAAATAGTATAATAATTTTGACTAATGGATTGCACAGAATATCTGGTCTATGGTCATAAAAATCACTTATAACATGACGACCGCCTAAAAAAGAGAAAAGAGATGCAAATCCCAAGTCATAGCTTGTATTCGGTTTATAGTTAGGATTATTCATATATTCTAGACCGATTATATTATTCGATTCTGGGTGGGTTTGTTCAGACATGACACTACTCTAATATATATTGAGAATTAAATTATTTCAAAATTAATTTAATTTAATTATTATTTATATTTTTTATCTAAGGTAATAATAATAATTAAATATGAGCTATTCATATGTAAAGAGTGTATTTCCTGATTTTAAGTATTCCAATGTTTATGATACAAAATTATATGAGAATTTAAATGTATCTCAGCATGATACTAGAATTTTTGAACCAGCTGATTTAGATATAAATAAATCATATTCTAGTATAGAAATTGTAGAACCATCAAAACAACAACCAAAAGAATCACCTAAAAAATCTAAAATTGAAACATTTCAAGATAATCAAAAATTCTTTAACCCTCCATTACCATTGAATAACATTCCCATAGACAATAATATAATTAAAAAAGAAAATTTTGATAGTGAGACTACGAGTCAAGGGCATCAAGAATATACAAAACATATTTTAGAATGCGAACCCTGTAAAGAACTATTAATGAAACAGTTTGGTCTTGAAAATGAACGTATTCGTAATGAAGAAATAATGGAACTTATTAGTTATCTAATCTTTGGCTTATTTATATTGTTATTGATTGATACTTACGCCAAGAAATAAGTTGATATTTGTGTCAAGAAATAAATTGAGGTTACGCTAGTTTTCATAATTAATTTTACTTGTTATTAATAAGTAAAATGGATATCGATGCCAACGATTTATTATCAACAAACGTATATATACAAAAACCAGAATTAAATCCTAATGTATCATTAGATAGTAATGAGGAATTCCGAAGATATTATGAAAGAGAGATTCAAAAGAAAGCCGAGACAAAAATTATAGCGTCTATTAATAAAATTGAATTAAAGGAGCGAGATGATGACAATAATATTATAAACACAAATGGATTTAGTACAGAATCTACATTAGATAATAAATTAATATCAAGATTTATAAAAGAAACAAAGACACTTGTAAGTATTGATTCAAGAGACCGTATTAAAACAGTATATCCTAAACCCAATTATTTCAACATTTTTTTAGGACGAACATTTACTAATGTTCAAAAAATAGAAATGGTGAGTTTAGAATTTCCTAACACTGATGCAGTTATCAATACTGGTAATAATCGTATTTATTGGAGAAATCTAGAGGATATAGACTCAGATAAAACAGTTGATACAAATGGTATTACAGAATATCCCGTATATTCAGTTGAGTTACGAACTGGAAGTTATACATCTTCTACACTACAAAATGAAATTCAAAGTAAATTAAATGATGTTAAACGAAAAAATATATCTAATGATTATCACTATTTCGTATCTAATTTAGATATAGATACAGATGTTGTAACTTTCACATCTTTGAATTTAAAACAGTTACCTAATAATCCGTTTCAAAGTTCTCTTGGTAGTGGAGTCATACTCGTTACATTTAATAATCATGGATTTTATACAAATGATTTTATTTATATTGTAGGCGCAAAGGCGGTTGCTGGTATTAGTTCGTCAGTTCTCAACGGGTTTCAAAAAATTATTAGAATTGATGCCAGTAAATTTACATTTGAAGTAAATGTTCAAGCAGCAGAAACGGTTATAGCTGGCGGTAACGTAGTGAAAGCTGGAATAAAATTACCTTTTCAATTATTATGGGGTGAGAATAATTTTACAGTGGCTCAAAATATAGGATTTCCTCTAGAAAATAGTTCTCAATTAATCAATACAAATGTATATAGACTAGATAATATTGTTCAAATGGATATTGAACTCAGTTATGCACATGGATTCGATTATACTTATAATTATATTGGAGAAAATGCTAGTGTTGGTGAATTATCAGGAGGTACTTTTAATCAAGTTGGTCAATACCAAATAACAAATTTGCCAGATTCAACAAGAGTTCGTGTTCTAGTTACTAGTGAAACAGTTATTACTAGTTTAATTAATAATGCCTCTGCAAACTATTTTAAGTTTGGAAATAAACTTATTCCTATAGCATCTTATTCAAAATACGGAATTCAATCATTCTTAGTAACTACATACACAACTCATAATTATGATTTAAAAGATACTAACACTAATATAACCTTGTCAAATACAACAGACCCTAGTATATCTGACGATGAGAGTTACGATGGAATTTATTCAATACAGTCTATACCTAGTTCTACGACTTTGATTTTACCTGGTGTATTAGGAACTCAAAACACCCATACAACTAATATATACGGTACATTGCCTAGAAAAACACCATTAACAACTTGGGTAACAAATATTAGCGATGTTAAAAGTATTGAAATATCAACTACATCTGGTGGAAATACAACTATTAAACAATATACTCAAATAACAACCACTCAACCACATAAAATGATACGTGGTAACAGAATAATGATTAATAATTTAAAATGTACCCCTCAATTAACAAGTGAAATAATTATTCAATCTGTACCTACATCAACAACTTTTTTAATCGATATATTATTAAGTAATATTGACTTGCAAAATTCTATTAACCCATATATTGGCACTGGTCTTATATCAGCTTCATTTCCGTCACATAATTTTAATACAATTATTAATATTCAAAATGGTCCAATTTACGATATAGTTGATGGTTCTGGTATTACTGTACCTATTCAGTCTATAATTATTACAACATTAAATGACCATAATTTAAATGAGGGTAGTGTTATTAGATTAACTGGTACTGGACAAACAACTGTTGTAGACCCAGTAACACAGCAATCTATAACCACAGGTGTTTCACCAAGTTTAGATGGCGGAGGTTATATAGTCAATGCTATTAATACAGATGATACATTTACTTTAGTTAAGGTAGCTGGTACAAGTTCGTCATTTACAGTAATCACTCCATCACCAATCATAACTGGTATAATAGGATTAAATAATGATTTTTATTTATATGATGTAGATGATATAGGAGGTATTTCAAAAACTATGTTAAATAATATCCGATTTAGTATTAGAGATATTATTGACGAGAATACATTTACCTTTATAGCTCCAAGTGTATATGCTATAACATCAGACTCAGGTGGTGGTTCAAATATTTATATAAGTAGTTTGAAACACGGTTTTAATGGTATTCAAACAAATACAAAAAATGGTATTTTAACAAGAAGTATTAATTTACAAGGAGAAGATTATTGCTTTATAAGTTGTCCTCAATTAGATACTATGTTAAATACAGGCGGTGTAAAAAACATATTTTCTAGAATTTCATTAGATCAACCACCTGGATACGTATGTTTCAAATACCTAAGTAATCCTAAACATTTTAATACCATGCCATTAGATAAATTATCAGACCTTGATTTTTCTGTTGTTAATTATAATAGTAGTTTATATGATTTCAATGATTTAGATTTTTCTTTTACATTACAAATCACTGAAGTATCTGATGCTACAAAAGCATTTAATGTAAGTTCTAAACGCGGAATAACAGATACAAGTTAACAGATACAAGTTTTTTTCTTTTAAAAATTGAATTAAATAACTAAACATAATTATTTAATTATTCATAATGGATTCTAAAGTAAATAAATCCACGGATTCTAAAGTAAATAAATCCATGGTTTCTAAAGTAAATAAATCCACGGATTCCAAAGTAAATAAATCTGGATATTTAAGTAAACGCGGATATGTTCTTCGCAAAAATGAATTTAGTGACGAAGAACTTTTAAATATAAAATTAGAGTTACGTGGAAGACCTTTATCAGATTCAAAATATGCATCTGTTAATGCCGATACAACTTATCCAGTTTATTTGGATACAAAGTCTAAATTATATATTCCTAAAATGTACGGAATAGAAAAATTTGGATTTCCTGAAACTGTCACTGAATATTTTGAAGGAAAGGAATGGGAACATCCTATTGAATTTAAAGGTACGCTTTACGACCATCAAATTGAACCAGTTAATACATTGATAAATAATTGTCATGAAAAATTTGGAGGTATTTTAACACTTCCAACAGGATTTGGCAAGTGCATGAAAATTGATACACCAATCATAATGTACGATGGGACAATAAAAATGGTTCAAGATATTCAAGTAGGAGACTTATTAATGGGAGATGATAGTACACCTCGAAAGGTTTTATCATTAGCACGTGGTATTGATGATATGTATGATATTATACCTGTAAAAGGTGATAAATATACTGTAAACAAAGAGCATATTTTAGTTTTAAAAAATACTAAAAAAGAAGCATGGATAAGGAATAGATTGAGTAATAATACGTTTGATGTTATATGGTGGGAAAATAATAATGAAAATTCAAAAACATTTAATAATGAAACTGATGCTCATTTATTTTTAGAAAAAATAAAAGATAAACATCAACAATTTACTGAAATAGAAGTTAAAAATTATATTAAACAATCAAACAATTTTAAACACCATTTTAAAGGTTATAGAGTACCAGTTGAATTTCCACATATAGATCTTGAAATTGATCCATATATGATTGGAATTTGGTTAGGTGATGGTACAGCATCACAACCTGAAATAACAACACAAGACTCAACTATTATAAAATATTTTAAAGAAAATTTACAACAATATAAATGTTATTTACAATATGAAAGTAATAATGAACTCAAATATAGAATTAATGGAAATGGGACTGGAAATAAAGGATGTAATTATTTCTTGAATATTCTTAAAAAATATGATTTGATAAATAATAAACACATACCTCATATATTCAAGTGTAATTCACGAAGTAACCAATTAAAATTATTAGCTGGATTATTAGATTCAGATGGCTCTTATTATAGAGGAGTCTATGAATTTTCACAATCATTAGAACATGAACAAATAATTGATGATGTTGTATTTTTATGTCGTTCATTAGGTTTTGCTTGTTATAAAAATAAAAAGAGTACAAGTTGGCAACATAATGGAGTTAAAAATTACGGAGACGCGTGGAGAATTATCATATCCGGTTCTGGATTAGAAGAAATACCGGTTTTATGTAAAAGAAAAAAAGCAGAACCAAGAAAACAAATCAAAGATGCATTAGTAACAGGTATAAAAGTAAAATATGTTAATAAAGATGAATATTATGGGTTTACAATAGATGGTAATCATAGATACTTGTTAAGTGATTTTACAGTAACTCATAATACTATCTCCCTTCTTTATGTTTTATCTAAATTGAAAGGAAAAACTATTATTATTGTTAATAAAATCCCATTAATGAATCAGTGGATTAGTGAAATAAATAAATTTCTACCAAATGCTAAAGTAGGTATTATTCAAGGTCAAAAAAATGTAGATGTAAATGACTGTGACATTGTCGTAGCTATGTTACAAAGTATGGCAAGAATAGATTATCCAGATGAATTATTTAGAGACTTTCGTATTACAGTGTGTGATGAAGTTCATAATACAGCTTCAAAGGTATTCTCACAAATTTTATTCAAGTTATGTTGTAAATATACAGTAGGATTGTCTGCTACACCTAAAAGAAGTGATGGTTGTGAGTATGTATTTAAATGGCATTTAGGAGATATAGTATATGAAACAAAGAGTGAAAGAAAAGGAAAGCCACCTATTATTAGATATTTAAAAATAGATAGTAAAGACTATAAAGAAATAACAACTGAGAATAAATTTACAGGTCAAAAACAGATTCAATTTACAAGTATGTTATCTGATTTGGTAGATATGACTAAAAGAAATGGTCTTATAGTGGATTTAATTAAGGACTTGATAAAAAAAGATAATGGAAGAAAACTATTAGTGTTAAGTGACCGTAGAACTCATTTGCAAACGATACAATCTTTATTAGATGGAGACTTGGAAATAACATTTACATACGGATTATTTTTAGGAGGTATGAAACAAAAAGATTTAGAAAAAGGTAGAGCATGTCAAGTTATTTTAGCTACATATCAAGCCTTTGGAGAAGGTGTATCAGAAAAAGATTTAGATACGCTTTTATTAATTACACCTAAAAAGTTTATTGGTCATCTAAAAAATACAACAAAAAATGAGAGTGGTAAATTAGAACAAATCGTTGGACGAATTTTTAGAAAAGAACACATTGAACGTAATCCATTAATTATTGATTTTTACGACAATTTCTCAGTGTATAAAAGTCAAGCTGCTCAACGTAAAAACTTTTATAAACAGCACTTTAATAATAGTATAAATGAAGAATGGTCAATTAATTTAGATGATGTAAATAAAGGAAATGGTAAACTCATAGATAGTACGAGCTATATTTCATTTATAAAAATAAAAAAGAAAAAAGAAGCGGTGGATAACAAGAATTTATCAAATTCTATAATGCAATATTGTATATTGGATGACTAAAAAAAGAGTCTAGTAGTATTCTTCCTCCATATTATACTCCATATTATCGTCCATATTATAGACCTGTTCGTCTTCATATGCTTCTATACGCCCAGATTCTTTATATCCCATACCTATTAGATAAGCTAGATATATACCAGCTGCACCAACTGCAATGTAAACAAGGTTGGAGTTTGGACCAGCTATTTGAGCGACAAGGTTAGTACGTTGAATACCAATGACTAACCAGTTTAGAGAACCGACAATAACAAGAATAGTAGCAATAAGTTTTAAGGTTGCTTGATTAAGCATTTGTTTTAATATTGGTAAATAAAAAAAATTTATTTAAAATTAACTAAATTAAATAAATAAAAAAAGAAAATGGTTAAACTTATACTTTATGGCAATAAATTGGCAACTTGTACACAGCGTGTTTTAATTTTATTAGAAGAATTAAATTTGAAATACGAATTACGCGAAATTGATTTAATGAAAGGTCAGCAAAAAGACCAAAGATATCTTCAATTACAGCCTTTTGGTAAAGTTCCTGTTGTTATTTATGGTGATCACAAGTTATTTGAATCACGTTCTATTTTAAGATATATTGCTAAAAATAATACGGAAGATATAGATTTGACATTAAATGATAGTCCTTATGTAGATATGTGGTTAGAAGTAGAATCACAAAATTTCAATCCACCTATTAGTAAATTTATTTACGAAAAGGTGTTTAAAAAATGGAAAAACTCAGAGGCTATTATTGATGAGGCTGTATTAAATTCGGCTTTGGAAGATTTAGGAAAAGTATTTGATGTTTATGAATCTAGATTATCTCTTGATGATACTACTCAAGGTACAATTAAGCCTAAATATATTGGTGGTAATTCATTTTCAATTGCTGATATCTCACATATTCCTTATTTATACATGTTTGTTACATCTGGTCCAGAATATAAGACCTTTTTAAAGAAATATCCACACGTTTATAAATGGTACAAAAGAATGTTAATGAAGGATTCTGTTAAAGAAATTCTAGATACCAATGATACAGTTTAAGCGATTTTTCTGATGCAAGCATTTTTATTTTTTTATATTTTAATAAATATAAAAATTTATAACAGTTGGAGATTAAATTATTGACGTGTAGATTGGAATGATTGATAGTCTTCATAACTGAATCTATCAGACGTTTGGGGCATAACCAATTTCATGTCATACTTTCGGATAGGATAACATCCAGAAGCTTGAGCTTCTGGGGTTGGAGCACCAGCTTCCTGGGTAGGTGATGGACCAACAGGGGCAGGAGCAGGGGCAGGAGCAGGAGCAGGGGCAGGAGCAGGGACAGGAGCAGGAGCAGGAGCTGAAACAACTGCATCAATTGCGACTTGAGTAGCTACTGCTACTTGTTCTGGCTTACCAGCAGATGGTTCCATAGCTTGTTCGGCGAGAGCTTTGATAGCTGAAACACCCCTAGCATCACCTGCTGCCGTAGCAGCTTCAAGAGCAATATTGGCAACTAGGATAACATCTTCTGCAGGAATAGCATTCGTAGATGAAGCAGCTTGGGACAATGCTTTTACAGCTTCAATAGCTTGTTTAGCTGGAACATCTGGAACTACAAATGCACCCCCAGGCTTAATTGATTGGACAGCGTCTTTAGCAGCTTCTACAATACTTGGAATAGATGCAGCTGACGGTGCAATAGCTTGTTCGGCTAATGCCTTAATAGCATTAACGCCTTGTGTAGTTGTAGCCGCTGAACTAGCAATTTCAGCAACTGGGATTACAACTTGTGGTGATGCTGGAACAGAAGATGCAGCTGCATCTGCCAACACCTTCACAGCTTCGATTGCTGTTGTCACAGAGGTAGCTGGAGCAACTACAGGGGCAGGAGCAAATGATCCTTCGGCTTTAACGTTTTCTAAATATTCCCAGACCTTACCAGTATTAACATAGTTCATTGTTACTAAGAATGCTAAGGCGATAAGAATAGAAGTTGATGGACTGAATTGTGCGGTCCATAGAACAAGAGAAAATATAAATAATTTGAAAAAAGCGTTATCGAATAATTTAAGAACAGGCTTTGGTGGTTGCGGTGCAAGTCTTACAACATATAACATCAATAAAAGGTGGACTACACCTCTAATAATAGTGGGCTTTTTCATGTAATTCTGTAAAATATAGTTAATATTTGAATCAACCGTCTGAACGATACTTTCCATTTGGGTTTATTATATTATTATATAATAAAATAAATTTAAAGAATAATGTTATTAATAATAATAATTAATATTTTTTAATTTTCTTTTACGTACATATTTTTCTTTTTTAACAGACTCGCCTTTATTTTCTTTTAACAGATTTAGCCTTTTTAGTTGACTTTCTTTTTGACTTTACAGATTTAGCCTTTTTAGCTGACTTTCTTTTTGACTTTACAGATTTAGCCTTTTTAGCTGTCTTTCTTTTTGACTTTGTCTTTTTAGCCGACTTTCTCTTAGCCTTTTTAGCCGACTTTCTTTTTGACTTTGTCTTTTTAGACTTTTTACTTGACTTTCTCTTTGACTTTGTCTTTTTAGTCTTTTTAGCCGACTTTCTTTTTGACTTTGTCTTTTTAGCCGACTTTCTTTTTGACTTTGTCTTTTTAGCCGACTTTCTTTTTGACTTTGTCTTTTTAGCCTTTTTAGCCGACTTTCTTTTTGACTTTGTCTTTTTAGCCTTTTTAGCCGACTTTCTTTTTGACTTTGTCTTTTTACTTGACTTTCTCTTTGACTTTGTCTTTTTAGCCTTTCTCTTTGACTTTGTCTTTTTAGCCTTTTTACTTGACTTTCTCTTTGACTTTGTCTTTTTAGTCTTTTTACTTGACTTTACAGATTTAGCCTTTTTAGCTGACTTTCTCTTGGGCGATTTAGTCTTTTTAGCTTTACGAGGCGACCGTGACTTACTTTTTTTACTTGGTTGAGTTGGAGATTTTCTTTGTTTCCTAGGAGGTTCAGATGTTTCAGGATTAGATGTATAAGTAAGCATTTTTGGAGATACACCTAATAAATTTTCAAAGAATGTACTTGTACCTTCCGATGGAAGACTTGATTCTTCACTTGAAGGTTGAGAAGATGACATATCTTCTTGTTTTTCTTCAAGTTTTTCAACTACTTCTCTGAGTTCTTCTTGTAACTCTTTACGTTCTTCTTTATCTTCTTCTTTTTTAATGTCACTTTTAAGTTCTTCTTTTCGTTCAAGTAATTCTTCGGTATTCATAGAAACATCACTTGATTGTGGGATTTCATAATTTGTTGGTGAATAAAATTCACCACTTGACTCAATGTCTGGTAATTCTGGTGTGGATGGCTCTGACCCAAAAAATTGTTCAGCAAATGACTTTTTAGACATCTTTATATATATTATATTATATTATAATAAAATAAAAAAAATATCTAAAATAAAATTGAATTACGAATCAATATATTAACATTAAATGCCTCGTAAAAAGAAAATTGAGTCTATAGTTGTACAAAAAGTACTACCAGAATTACTACCAGAATTACTACCAGAATTACTACCAGAATTACTACCAGAATCACTACCAGAATTACTACCAGAATCACTGTTAGAGTCACAAATTCAATTATCGAGTAATTCGAATGATATTGATAATACATTATCGAGGGATACCTTAATACCAAAACACCCTTGTAGAGAAAATCTGTATAAAAAACTATTTGAATTATTAACAAAGTATAATAAAGATCCATACTTTTATTCACAGGATGATTTACAAAAGTTTTCTTTAAATCTTGAGAGAGGTATATTTAATTACGCTGTAACTAATTGTACAACTAGAGATTGGGATTATGTGTTCAAGCATTTTTATATAAGTAAAGCTGTAAGAATTTACACGAATTTAAATTCAGATAGTTATATTAAAAATATAGATTTAATTAATAGACTTTTTAAAAAAGAATTTACAGAGTTTGAATTAGCATATTTTGATTCCGAAGAAATATTTCCATCAAGGTATTATGAATTAATTGAAAGATATAGAGAAACCAAAACGTATGTTAAACAAGAAGCTACGAACGACGGTGCTCATTTCTGTGGTAGATGCAAAACATACAAGACAACATACTATCAGTTACAGACAAGATCAGCTAAAATCATTGGCTGGAAAAGTACTCTACTAATAACATCTTGGCTCTGTTATTGGGAAAATAGTTGTAGTCCAAGTTTAATACTCAAGTGCTAGTTAATCAAATTTGATTAGCGACATCATCAAATTGCGGGAAACTCCTTAGAGCTTTTACTACCACTTTTATTTAGAAATATCTAAAAGGAACACGGTTAATAGCCGTACGCGACTTTGGTCGCCGTTGCACGACTCGTATGAGTTGGGCTTCGTCCAATGGTAAAAATGTAAAAGATTGGAAAATCCGCAGCCAAGCTCCTTAACTTAATTGAAAGGAGAAGGTTCAACGACTAAATGGTGATGGGGGAAATTATTCCCTTAAGATATAGTCTATTCCCTGGTAAATATTCCGAAAGGAAGGGTATCTTACTGAGACTGAAGCTGAGCTTTGGTCGATGTATATAAGGATGAACCAATGACTACATTTGTGACTTGTGCTTGTGGAAATAGATGGCGATACTCATAATTGTGTTTATGACTATGAGTTATGGTGATGAAAAATTGAATTGAATAATTGTAAAAATATTATAATTTAATCTAAAAATATTATAATTTAATCTAAAAATATTATAATTTAATACCAGTCGCGAGTTAATGTAAAGGATAAAAATATTATAATTTAATGATGAATTGTAATATTTGTAATAAAAGTTGTAAAGACGATAAAAAACTACTTGTTCAACAAATCAAACTACAAATTGGTTGATTAATTGGACACGTCAAAATGATAATATATACTATCATATTGTTTAGATTTTGATCATATTTATGGTGAAAAGTATAAACAAATATCAAATTTGTATTTATGTAACTAGTAGCCTGCAGTATTGCCATCACTAGACTCTAGTCCATGATCAACAGAAAGAATATTAGATGAAATAGAAAAGTGTAGACTTATTTGTAGCAGTTGTCATCAAATGTTTACTTGTTTTCAAAGAGGTGGTAATCTAGAAATTTATTAGATAATTCTATTGAATATAATATTATAATTAAAGAAATTGTAAAAGTTTATAGATAAAGTTAATTTTTATCCTAAAAAAAAAAAAATGAATACTTTTTTATAATTATAATTATAAAAAAATGTCAAATAACACTATTGAAATTACTCAACTTACGGAAACATCAGATATTCAAACTTTTACAAAGAATAAGAATAATAAAAAGCAATTTCGTAAAAATAAATCTTTAGATAAACCACGAATTAGTTTTAAGGAGTTACTATTTGAACTTAATAACCTAAAGAAATATCAGCATTCACCAAAAGCTGATTTACACGAACGTTATAATTCTTATATAATTCGTATGGAATTACCAGGTTTGTCAAAAAATGATATTACAGTTCAAGTACGTGATGGACAGTTTTTGCTAATTTCTGGTAACAAGCAAAATCTATCTCTTCAGGCAGATGACACAACTATTTATTCAGAATGTCATTATGGTAATTTTATGAGACGTGTCAAGGTACCTTCTCTAATTAATCAATGTACAATCATGATAAGTATGTCAAATGGGGTCTTAATTGTATCTGTTGATAAATTACTCCAGGTTGAAGAAACATTGGATTCTCGGTTAGATACAGTAGATAACACATATCCAGCGTATGATTTACCACCTATTCCAGAAGATAAGGTTATAGATTTTAGTAACTTGGAACTGTCTGGTAAAAGTTGGGCAGATGAAGAATAAAAGTAAAAAATAAATGAAAAGATATAAAATAAAGATATAAAATAAATATATAACAAATACGATGAGTGACACGCATATTACATTTCAAAAAATAAATAACAATGATATCATATTTTTTGTTGGGAATAATCCAACTGTAACATTTAGTGATAATGTTACAGTTTTTATATATCCTAGAATTAATTATTATGTAGATACAAATGAAACTATAGATACAAGAAATGAAACTAACTGTAATAAAATATTAACATTTTTTAAAAATATGTTTAATGAACAGCACTGTAAAATATACAAGAAATGAAACGGCCTTGACAAAATATGTTTATTTAAAAATAATATAAAATAAATATAAATATAATTTTAAAAAACATGACACGGTTGATTTTTTTAGGTGCTTTTAGCGCCCTTTTTTTATTTGTAAATAGTTATGGGTATAAAATGCATGGATATTTAGGTAAGATAACAGATAATTATTTAGTAAGATATGAGCCAGAATTATATAATAAGGTAATTGCGGTATTTGAAGGTCAGAGTATTAGTTCTATAAGTTCTTGGGCTGATAAAATTAAGCGTAATTCAAAATATATCTGGACAAAAAATTTACACTTTATAGATATATTAGAATGTCATAATCAGAAATATAATAAGGACATTATTGATAAATATTGTAATAATCATTGTATAGTATCAGTATTACAAGATTTTACAAATTCAATAAAATACAATTTCAATTACGATTATGTTATAAATGAGGATACAAAATTAACGAATGTAGAATTGTTAAAATTTCTTGTTCACTTTATCCAAGATTTCTCACAACCAATGCATTTACTAGGTTACGATAGAGGAGGTAATAGTTTCAAGGTTAATGTTTTAATAGATGGTAAAAATAGAACAAGTAATCTACATTACATATGGGATTCTATGTTACCACAATATTTTGTTGATAATTATGCTTATACTTTTGTAAATAAAAGATATTCTAAACCTAATAATTATTATGAATTAATTGAAAATGTACTTAATGATAATATTCAAATTTCTTGTAGAATTTATCCAGATTCACATTATATTATTTTTAATGATTACTTTAATGAGACTCATTTTGTAACTTTATTTGATAATTATCAGTATCTTATTGCAAGTACATTAAAATATATTTTTGAAGTCTAAAAATCCTTTATTTTATGTTGTATATTAGAATAAATAAAAAGAACTTTTTTATTTGTTTAATATTAGATGAGTAACGAATATGATATAGTTATTGTTGGAGCTGGACCAGCTGGATTAGCATTAGCGCAATGTGTTAGTCATTTGAATAAACGTATATTAATTATTGAGAAAGAAAATGTTATAGGTGGATGTCATGCGGTAAGACGTATCAATGGATTATTTACTGAACATGGACCTAGAGTATATAGTAGTACATATAAGGTATTTCAAAGTTTATTAAATGAGATGGGTGTGGATTTTTATAATTTATTTACAAAGTATAATTTTTCTGTATCGGAAATAGGTGGCGAAACGATTTTTTCTACATTGTCTTGGTCTGAACTTGGCTATTTATTTAAGGAATTTACAATGTTAATGTTAAATGATAATCATGGTGTCAATGTAATTTTAAAAGATTATTTACATAATAATAATTTTCATGAGAATTCTGTTGAAATGATAGATAGAGTATGTAAATTGACAGATGGTGGAGGAGTGGATAAATATACATTACAAGAGTTTTTACAATTATTCAATCAGCAATTTTTTTATTCGTTGTATCAGCCAAAATTACCGAATGATATTGGATTATTTAAGATTTGGAAGGATGCGTTACAAAACAAAGGTATTCATTTCTATTTAGATACAACTATTAAAAACATAAATATTAAAGATAATAAAATAGAGTCTATAAATTTGTATGTAAATAATTACTTGGAAACTATTTATAGTAAAAAGTTTATAATGGCTATACCGCCAAAGAATTTATTAGAAATGACAACAAAATTTAATATTTCGCACAGTTGGGGCAATTTAAAACAATATGCAATTGATACGGCGTATATAGAATATATGTCAGTGTCATTTCATTGGAATAAAGACTTGAATCTTAAAAAGGTGTATGGATTCCCTAAATCATCTTGGGGTATTGCATTTGTAGTTTTAAGTGACTATATGAAGTTCGAGGAGACTAATTCTAAAACAGTTATATCAGCTGCTGTAACTATTAGTAATATAAAATCACCAAATAATAATAAAATGGCCAATGAATGTAATGCAAATGAATTGGTGGATGAAATGTTTTTACAATTAAAAGAAGCCTATCCTAGTTTACCACGACCTACTGTAAGTATTATGTCTCCAGGTGTTAAATATGATGATAAAAATAAAAAATGGATTTCGATGAATACTGCATTTATTATGACATCTAATAAAGGTTATTTACCATATCAAAATAATGTAATAAAAAACATGTATAATTTAGGTACTCATAATGGTAAAAGTTATTATAAATTTACTTCATTAGAATCTGCTGTAAGTAATGCTGTTGTTTTATCAAAAGAATTATACCCAGAGTTAAATAGTTCAAAGTATATTAGACTAACTAGAACGACAAGTTTATCTGATGTATTTGATTTAATAATAATTGTTATAATTTTGTATTTAATTTATTTTAGTATTATAAATGTACGAAAAAGAAGATAACTTTACTAGCATTTTAAAGAAACTAGACGAAATTATTCAAAGACTAGATAAAATAGAAGATGATATAAAGTATTTAAAAAATGGAAGTGATAGTATGGCAGAGCATATATCTTTTATTGAACATGTATACGATACAATTAAAAGTCCATTTTATTTTATTATGAACAAGATAAAACCGATACATCAAATCCCTGAAAAACGAAAAAACCTACTGGTAACAAGTAATGCTATTAGCTCAGATGATAGCTCAGATGATAGACCTTTAATATAATAATTTTCGTAGTGGTCTTCTCGGGTAACATGATACACTAGTTCTCACACGGCAGTTTTTCATATCGTTGGACAACAAGCGCTTCTTTTGGTAAGATTAAATAAAAAATGAATTATAATTTTGTTAACTTTTAATCACAGAATTATAAAAATGTTTAAAGGCGAATGGTCGATTAATGTAAGTTACCAAAGAGCGGATATGATTTCAATTTATGATAGTTTTAATAATAAGTTTAGTTATTATATATGTGCTATAAGTCATGTATCTGATGGATTGGTAAATCCACGCAATCCAGAGGAAATTTATTGGATTGAAGTTAAATCTATTTATATGTTAGATATGCCAAAACCACCAGCGTTATATAAGAGAAAACAAAGAGTAGAGTCAGAAGAACAGAATGAATTGCTTATAGATGATAATCCTAAATTAAGAAAAATAAAAAATATAGAAAAAGACATTTCATTGTTTAAAAAAAAGCGTAAAGTAGATGATTCAACGTTGGATTTAAAACAACAAATTATGTTACTAGATGTTGATATTGAAACAAAAATATTTTTACTTGACAAGTATGATAGTATTCAAAAATTAGGATGTAGTGATTATGCAAAAGGTAAAACATGGTTGAAAACAGTTTTAAATATTCCATTTGGTAAATATAAACCTTTTAAAGTCAAGATGTCAGATAGTTCTGATAAAATTAATGAATACTTTAAAATGGTAAGAAGTCATTTAGATAAAAACGTCCATGATATGGATAAAGTAAAAGATGAAATTATGGAATTTTTAGCTAGAAAAATTTCTAATCCTCATAGCAAAGGTCATGTGTTAGCTTTATGTGGACCACCAGGTGTCGGAAAGTGTTTTAGTAAAGATACTCCGATTTTAATGTTTAATGGAACTATTAAAATGGTTCAAGATGTAGAAGAAGGAGATTTATTAATGGGTGATGATTCTACACAGAGAAAGGTATTATCATTAGGACGTGGTAGAGATACAATGTATAAAATTACAAATGTTAAAGGTGAAAGTTACACTGTAAATTCTGAACATATTATTTGTTTAAAATACTCAACAAGTAAAAATATAGTAGATGATAAAAAATATAAAAGATTTAGAGTAAAATGGTTTAATAATAAAGATATAAAAATTGATATGAAAAATTTCTATTATAAAAATAGAGATAAAAATGTAATTTATGAAGAAGCGAAAGAATATTTAAATAATTTAAAGGAAGATAAAATATGTGAAATATCTATTAAGAAATATTTGAAATTATCACAATCAATTAAGGATAAATTAAAAGGTTATTCTGTTCCTATTAATTTTGTTGAAAAAGAATTAGATTTTGACCCATATATTATAGGTTTATGGTTAGGAGATGGTGATAAAAAAACATCTGGTATATCATGTCAAGATGCTACTATATTAAAATATGTATCATCTACATTACCAAAATATGAATGTTATTTGCAATATAGTGGTCATCAATATGATTATAGAATTAATGGATTAAAAAATGAAGATTGGAATAGTGGTGGAAATAATAGAATGTTAAATAGTTTAAAACAACATAATATGATTAAAAATAAACATATTCCACTCATTTATAAATGTAATTCAAGACAAAATAGATTAAAATTATTAGCCGGATTAATTGATAGTGATGGTTATCTTTCTCATAGTAAATCTGATTATCAATTTTGTCAATCTTTAGAACATGAAGAACTTATTGATGATGTTATTTATTTATGTAGATCTTTAGGTTTTGCTTGTTATAAAAATAAAAAACAAACTTCTTGGACATATCAAGGAGTTAAAAAATATCGAGAAGCATGGGCAATTAATATATCAGGAGAAGGCATTGAAGAAATACCAGTTCTTTGTCCAAGAAAAAAATCAAATTCAAGACAACAGATTAAAGATGTATTAGTATCAAGTATAAAAGTTGAAGAATTAGTTGAAGATAATTATTATGGATTTATGATAGATGGAAATGAAAGATTTGTTTTGGGTAATTTTATAGTTACTCATAACACTAAGATTCTAAAATCATTAGCAGAAGCACTTGAATTACCGTTTTACCAAGTTAATTTCGGAGGTTTAAATGATGTGAGCGTTTTAACTGGACATTCTGAGACATATGTAGCTTCAAAACCAGGTAAATTTGTAGAGATTTTGACAAGTGCAGGATGCATGAATCCTATTATTTATTTGGATGAGATTGATAAAATTAGTGAACATAAAGGTAGAGAAATTAATGGTATTTTAACACATGTATTGGATGAGGAACAAAATAATAAATTTCAAGATAATTATCTTTCAAATATTAATATTAATTTGAGTAGGGCTCTTTTTGTTATTGCATTCAATGAACACGATAAAGTTGATCGTATTGTTTCAGATAGAATGAAAATAATTTATATTGACTCTCCTAGTGTAGATGCAAAAGTTACAATTGCAGCTGATAAAATGATTCCAGATATTATCAATACATTAAATATCAAAAAAGATAAGTTTATAATTTTAGATAATGAATTATTAAAATATGTTATTGAATCAAAAGTACCAAAAGAAGAGGGTGTTAGACAGTTACGAAAATGTTTAGAAAAATTATTTAATAGAATCAACTACTTGTTTTTAACCGGACAATATAAAGAATCTAATCTATCTATTACTAAATCAGAAAGTTCATATAATGATGTAAATGATAACTTGTCTCTATTGAATATTAAAGAAACAGAAACAGAAACAGTTCATATTACAAAATCATTTATCGATAATTGTCTAGATGCTCATCAAGATGAAATACGTTATTCACATATGTATGTTTAATTCATGTTCTATATTAACAAGTATGGAAGCTAACGAAATCGAAAAAAAGAACTATAGAACAACTAATCCAATGAAAGACCATGCGAGCATTTGGCTCGAACGTGATTCCAGCAGTATACACCAGGCCTGCCTCAAAGTTTTCTCCACACTTGTGGCCGCTCCAAATCAATCAACCAATTGTGCGTATAATAACATTAGAACATGAAAAATATAGACATATATGTAGTCCTTCATTTTTAATAGGAGATATATTTATGCTTCCACGTGAAAATTAATTGAAGAGTCTATAACCAAGCTTATTTAATTAAAAGAATATACAAAGCGATAAAAAATATTAATACTGCTATATAATTATACCTGTTATCCTTGGAAACTATTTTTGGAAGATATGAATTCCAAGACTCATTATCTGGTTTATTAAACATATCATCTAAAAGACCGACAAATGTAACTGAAACATGTTCATTTATTTGATTAAATGTAGGATTATATGGTGTATCTGCACCAGTTTCTTTAATAAATGGATTTGTTGTAATGTTACTTTTAGTTTGTTGCAATATAGGTTTAGGATTACCTAATGGTAAAGATGCATTAGAATGTTCAAGTTGGTTACCAGGTAACCTTTCTAAAGTATAATCCAATGATTTCATTATTATATTATACATAGAAAAAAAAAAAATAGATAACAGATTCACGTTAAATAATAGAATCCATATTATTCATATCAATTACGGTGTTTAAATCATCCATTCCTAACGACATCTGGTTTAATTCATCCATATTAGTTTCAATACATTGTTCATAGGAATTATGTGGTTGGGGTGGTACATTGGATAAGGGTAAAGATGATGGGGCGACGCTTATGGAAGATGTTTCATTCATATAATAATTTGGGTTAATAGTTTGTGGTATAACTTCTTGTTTATATGATTCTGGTAAAAATGATTGAAAGTAAGATACTTTGTGTTGCATATCTTTGATAGAACTATTAATCTTTATAATAAGAATATCTAATTGCGAATTAACATTAGGGTCTGCTGAATATGTGAATTTTAAATGATCTATCCCATTTTTTGCAGCAGTTAATTCTTGTAAAAGCAAACTAAGAGTCTCACCGTTTTTGTAATATTCATCTGTATTGCTATATATTTTGTTCATAAATTTTGAATTAACAATATTGTTCATACATTCAATCGTTTCATTTATGATACTATTAATTTCGAACACAGATTGCCTTCGTGAATCACTTGTAATAAAACGTTTGAGAGATTGGTAAAATGATTCATGTTCTAATGCAATAATTCCATTACTACTTCTAGAAATTCTTCCATTCTTCTGAATTTTACTAAGAATTTTTAGGTTAATAAACAGTTTATCAGGAATCATATATTATACGTTTAGAAATTACTTTTTTAAAAATACCACGCATAAAATTAATTGAATAATTTATTCAGCCCACTTGAGGCTTATTGTCTGATCGATTTTAATGTACTATTCTAATTAAATACAATTAATTTTATGCGTGGTATTTAAAGACCACACTCAGATAATGGAAGAAATTAACATATAATCCTCGTATTTCGTGGGTTATCTGAGTGTGTTAAAAATTTAATTAATAAGATTTAAAAATTTAATACTTGAATAATTTGACGTTTAAAAAAAATGAATAATATTATTGACTTATAATAAGATAATAAATATGGAGAATCAGAACTTGTTATCTCAGCGTATAGAATTTTTGAAAAATAATATTCAACAAATTATTTATAAATGCACATCAAGTTCAGATACAGAATTTATTGATACTTTAAATAATAAAAAAAAAGAATATATGAATGAGTTGGAGACAGCGATGAGAGATTTAAAGTTATCTAAGGATAAAACCCGTAAAGACAATGAATATAAAAAGGTTATGAAAATAAATGATTCCATGGAATATTATCGTATTAAAAACAAACCAAATTCAATAGAACTTTTAGGAGAATTAAAGAAAAAAAGAGAAAAGGCTCAACATGATTTTGAAAAAATGACATATATAGAAGATATGTATTCTTCTAAAGAACAAGAATTATGCCCTGATATGCCAGGATTTTTATTTTTTCATAAAGATATTATTAATACATATGGGATGTGTACATGTATTATTTTAACAGATAACATCAATAATGAACGTCTTAATTGGTTAGATAGTCAAGATGATAATGGTAAATTATATAGATATTTATATGATAAATATATTTTAAAGGTTGAACATAATATATTACTTGTGCAAAAAGAAGATTTAGAACTATATTTTAATAAATTACATAGAGATTATTTATCAACTTCTCAGATTAATCTGTTACAATTATCTGAAGAGTATCTTAAAGAGTATATAAATTCTAATGTAAAAACAAAAAAAATCAAAGATAAGTTTAAAATTATAGTTAACAATATAAGTAGTATAGTAATTGAAACAGGTCTTAATATAAATGAATTTATTTCTGCTTATTATGGTGTTTATATACCCGTAAATATAAGAAAAGACCAGGAGAATATTGAATTATCTAGTACAGGTGAATTTATAATCACCATGTATAATGATAAATTTTTAGAATATAAAAATATATTAGATTCAATCGAAGTATCACAACGATTTATTAATAATTCAAGTAATAATTTGAAACAAGAATTATACCAATATATTTATAACCAGATTCATATTAAAAAAGTTTCTTTATATCAAACTGGTAAATATTTCAAAAAATGGAGTGAACTAACAGATGATGAAAAGTTAGATAGATATCATGAATATATATCGCATTTTATTCACAAATATCTTGTAGAACCAGGTTTGATAGAAGGAAATGATATTGAAACCTCAATTAATACTGTTAAAAATTTAATAACTGATAATGTTAAGAGATTAAGATTCAAAGATATTAAATGGAATGCTAAACGTGGAGTTATTGAACAAATCTATTCATTGAAATTCAAAGAAGAAGACAAGTCTTTTTATTTAAAAGAAAAGGTAGACGAAAAGCTACAAGAAGAGTCATCGTCTAAACCAAAAACAAAAAAAATAAGTTCTGTTAAAAGTTCAATTAATAAGGACACAGAGAAAGTTATAAATGAAGATTTAGTAATGTATATTATACATTTGAAGAAAAATAAAAGGTTAGATGCAGATAATCTTAAAACTTTAAAGGATGAATTTTTGGAAAAATTAAAAATTAAGTTACATCTTAAGAGAATTACTGTTAATGATAAAATTCAAATTTTCAAAACATTTGATGATATTTATAGTGTAATTACTAATAATGATTCTAGTAGTTGTGGATAAAAATCGAGTAGTTGTGGATAAAAAAAGATGTTGGTGCGAATTATTTTATTAATTAATATATATTGGTATATTAACTATGGGTGGGTTTGAATTTATTATTCATACAAATGATACTAAAATCAATATTAATATGATAAGTTCATTTATGAAAATGAAACATAGAGGTCCAGATGAATCAAATTACATATCTGTATCAACAGATAATTTGAATAATTTAAATAATGTGCAGCAACAAAATATTCAATTATATTTATCAAAAGATGATATTAGAACATACAAACAGTATACTTTTATATTTGCACATCATAGATTATGTGTAAATGATATATCTTACAATGCTACACAACCCTTTGAAGACCCTATTGTTAATAAATTGCTAAAGTACCCTGAATTAAGAAATAGACCAGATAGAAAACTATTGTGTAATGGTGAAATTTATAATTATCAAGAATTAAAAGCGTCACATGAATTTACAGATAAAGATTTATCATCTACATGTGATGTTGAAATTATTTTACCATTATATATAAATAATGATATAGAGACAACGTTAAATAATATAGATGGAGAGTATGCATTTATTTTAACTGAAAATATTAAAACATTTCAATTAAATAAAACTAACGTATATGCATGTCGAGATTATTTAGGTATGAGACCATTATATTATGTGAAAAACGATGATATGTCTTTATGTATGTTTGTGTCAGAAATTAAATCATTGCCTGAATACATATTAAACAATCCATCATATATGATTAAACATGTTATACCTGGTACATATTGGTCTTTTCAACAATCTATTATGGAGAAAAATGATAATTTTATTAAATATTATTCTTTAGATAAATACAAGGATTTGTCAATGTGTACTATAGATTCTACGCAACCTGATTCCTTAAGTGAAATATATAAAAATTTACAAGAAAAGATAACAAATAGTATTACAACTAGATTCAAAAATTCAGACCATAAAGTTGGAATATTATTATCTGGTGGGTTTGATAGTTCTTTGATTTTGAGTATAGTTGTTAAGAATCTAGTAGAGAAAAATTATGATTTTGTCAATAATCCTTTCAATGTCTTTACAATAGGAGATCAATTAGCAGGTGAGGATTTAGATTGTGAAAAATCAGTTAATATTGTAAATTTTTTAGAAAATAAATACCAAATAGATATTCATCATCATATTATTAATGTAAATCATATGTCTATTGTTAAGTCTGATATTGAACAAATTATTTATCATTTAGAAAGTTATGACCCAGAAACAGTAAGAGAATCTTTACCATATTTTTATCTTCTAAATTACATAAAAACGAAAACAGATGTCAAGGTATTATTAACAGGAGATGGTCTAGATGAATTAGGTGGGTATGAAAACTTTAATAATTTAGATGATGATCAATTCCAAATAAAAAGTGTAGAATTATTACAGAATATGTACAAATTTGATTTATTAAGAACTGATAAAATAGCAAATATGTTTGGTTTAGAAATTAGACATCCTTATTTAGATAAAAATTTGATTGAATATATGTTAACATTGCATCCTAAATTAAGGCGAGCTGGTTATTATACATCTAATAAAGCCCCTATTAGTAAATATATATTTAGAAAGGCCTTTGAAACAAATGTTTACGGTTCTGAATTAATATTAGAAGATTGTTTATGGAAGGAACATCAATGTTTGTGTCATTCATTAACAAATTTTGAATTAAGACTTACCAATTATATGAATAATGTAATAACTGATGAAGAATTCAATGCATTTTTAAATGGTTTATTAAATGAATCAAACATTAATATGAAAACTATTCCAAAAAATAAAGAAGAAATGTATTATAGAAAAATATTTAGAAAATTCTATTCAAATAGAGATTACCTAGTAGATATGTTTTGGGAAGACATATGGAAAACTTAACTTACATTACATATAGTCGTCTCGTTTTATAAATTATTTTGTTTGTTAATAATATTACATGGAAAATCTTACGGATTTATTAACAAATATTTTTGTGTCACACAAACCAAAGAACAAACAACCGGAATTTATACCAGAAGAATCAACTAGCGAGTCAGATGCTCAAACTTCATCGTCAAGTTCATCTTCATCAAGATCATCTTCGTCAAGTGATAAAACATCAAAGCATTCGTCACATATATATTCATCAAAACATTCTCAAAATTCCAAGGACGACAATTACGACAATGACGACTCTAGTGAATCTTCATATGATACTTCGTCTTTATCTTCAACTAACTCTGGTTCTTCTAATGCAATTAAAAAAACAAAAGTACCCGAGTCAGTTAAAGTACCAAAACAAAGTATAAAAAAATTAGTATTAAAGGCGTCTGAATTTTATAAGAAGAATATGTTGATTATTAATAATGATAATTGTAAAAATATTGACATATTAAATGATATATTATTCAAGATGAGTAAACTAAATAATGTTGAAAATATATACGATAATAGCTTGCATATTTTTACATTTAATGAGAATAAGAAAAATTTTAGAGATATGTTATTAGAAAATCCATATTTATATTTCAATAATTTAATTATAAAAAATACATTAACATTACCCGAATTAGAATCGGATAAAAGATATATATTTATAATAGATTATAGTATTAAATTCGATGTTGAAAAATTGCAAAAACTAATTAACAAAGATAATGTACATATAATTATTTATAATGATGATTATTCATCTAATATGGTAGATGTTTATAAATTATTAGGAGATAATGCATTAATAATTAATAGTAAAGATAGACTAAAGATATTACAAAAAAGATTTTATTCAAAAATAGTTAAGCATCTAGTAAATAACGCAAATATAAACAACTTTTTTGATGTAATAAATGATGATAATTTAGATGTTAAATATCTAATGATTAAAAATAATGAGTTAAGATATTCTTAACTGATTGATACTCTAATACACATCTAGTCTCGTCTCAATCGAAAGTTTGATCTGGAAATAAAATATATATTATTTAATAATATATATTTTGTTATTTATTGTTGTGGTGGTTGACAGGTATCGGACACTTTGTATCCATAGTTAAGAAGAATTGTCGCAATAAGCGGAGCATTTTCGTCACTTAAATCGACGTTATAAGGTAATCCAGCTGCACGTGCAATTCTTAGGAGATTATCTTTATCTTTTCCTGCTAAAACGGCATTTAATTCAGAAAAGGCATATTGAACAGTTTTTTGAAGTTTAGGGGCATCTCCGTTGAATAGAGCCAATAGGTCTTTTAATGTAACTTTATTACATCCAGGATAGTTATCGGATAATGATTCTTGAAGTTTAAAATCCCCAACTTGAACTGGTTGCCCAAGGAGATTTGTGTATTTAGTCATATCACGCTGGTATTCACCGGCATTATCATAGGATTCAAATACACCTCGACCTCCTAGGAAGTTAGCACCTAATACTAGAACAATTGCTAATAGGATAGCTAGTTGGAAGTCAACTTCGGAAATATATGCCAATAAAGCAATAGCTATAATTTTAACAAAGGTATTTTCAAAAGTATTTTGTATAAAAGTAGGTACCTTGGGTGCAATTCTAGATGCATATAATACGAGACCAACTTTTAAGATGGCCATAAGATAAGGGTTTTGAAGAAGAGTTTTAAAATTATCTTGAACTGCTGTTTGGACATTCTGTAACGATTCCATATTTATTTATATTATAATCAAATAAAAAAAATTATTTGAAATTAATTTGCCTTATTTAAAAATAAACTATTTTAATATTTAACCGTATTAAAAAGGAATTAATGAACCTTGACCTTCTGTACACAAAGTCAACGATGATTAGCGAATATTTTAATATATATTCAGAAAAGGTAAAGGAATATGGAGAAAGAACATGTGTGTTGTATGAGAATGGTGCGTTTTATGAAATATATCAAATTGATAATGAATATGAACAATTAGGGAATGCCTTTATTATAGCAAAAATTTTAAATGATATGAAATATGCTTGTAAAGTAATAGGTAAAATAGAAGTTAATTTTGCAGGATTTAATACAAGTTGTTTAGATAAATTTCTACCAATGTTATTAAGTGCTAATTATACTGTTATTTTAGTTAATCAATTAGAAGATAGTAATAATAGAAGTTCAAAGGGTAATTTGAAACGCGGTGTAACAAAAGTTTATTCTCCTAGTCTTCAACCCTTAGATTATAATTCTGGTAATTTATTGTCTCTTATGTTAGATATTAAAACTGTAAAGTCATCTAGTAAGAAAAATGCTACCTTGATTCATCAAATTAATACATCAGTTTGTTGTGTTAAGAATGAATATAATGATATTGAACTAACAGAGAATATATTTACATGTAAATACAATGACACGTACTCATTATCTCTTTCATTAGATGAGTTAGATAGAATTATATATAGATATTTTCCTAGAGAAATTCAACTTAAAATAAGACATGAAAATTTTTGGGGTATGAAATATATAGAAGAGTTTTTTGTAAATAATTATGATAATGTTATGATATCTTGTATAGACAAGAGTGAGAAGTTATATTTGGATAAGGAATATCAAAGCAAATTCTTAAAGGAAGTATACTCACATATAAATTTTGGATTATTATCTCCAGTAGAGTATATGAATATTGGCAAGTATGAATTATCTATTGTAAATTTAATGTATACGATAGAATTTATTGGTCGTCATGATTTATCATATATTAGAAATTTAAATTTACCAAATGTTATTTACGAAAATAAGAATTTGATTTTAGAATTGAATACAGTAGAACAGCTTAATATTATAAGTAAGAATATTCAACATAAAATAAAACCAGAATCTCTTTTTGATGTAATTAATTTTACAAAGACATCAATTGGTAAAAGACATTTATTATCTTTATTATGTAAACCATTCAAAAATGAAGATATAATTAATGAAAGATACATAATTACTGAAGAATTAAACAATGTAATTAAAGATGTAGAATTGATACTTGGTGACATTATTGATTTTGAGAAATTACATAGAAAAATGAGTTTAGATATTCTTCACCCATATGAATTTGTAAAACTCAATGAAAATTATAAACATATTCTAAAATTATCTAATTTATTAAATGATAAAAGCGGAGTATCCAGGATTAATTTATCAAATACAGAAATTAAAGTGTTTGATGAATATATTAATAATTATACTAAAAAGTTTGATTTTGAATTGATGAAAAAGTTTGATTTAAATACATCAAAAGACGAGATTGTAAATTATTTTTGGCAGGGTGTTATTCCAGAACTAGATATTATTCAAAATAAAATTACAGAAATAGAAAATAAAAGAGAAAAATTACGTCTATTTTACGATAACAAAATTAATTCTAAAGAAGATACACCTATGGTTAAGTTAACATATACAGAGAATGAAGGATATTCTTTTATATGTACAAAAATTAGATATCAATCCTTAATAATAAAATTAAAAGAAAGCAAAGATAAATTTGATTTTAGATTAAAACAAACCAATAATACAACTAAATTTTATCCAGAACAATTATTAACATTATCATCAGAACTATTAAATTACAGAGAACTATTGCATAAGAAAATAAAGGTACATTATCTTAATTTAATGAGTGAATACTACAACACATACAGAGATTTATTTGGAAAATGTAAAATGTTTATAGAGATAATTGATATATGTTATTCAAATTATAAATGTAAGGAAAAATACAATTATGTTAGACCTGAAATTATGGAATCACCGTCGGTTGGCCAGCTGTCATTTTTTGAAGCAATTCAGCTTAGACATCCTATTATAGAACGTCTCGGTAAGAATTATATACCTAATGATATAACTCTTGACCAAACTCAAAATGGCATGTTATTATTTGGTTTAAATAGTAGTGGAAAATCTAGTTTGTTAAGAGCTATTGGTATAAATGTTATATTGGCACAATGCGGATTATATGTGCCGTGTAAATCATTTAAGTTTAGTCCATTTCACACTATTATTAGTCAAGTTGATTTAACAGATAACCTATTTAGTGGAAAGTCTAGTTTTATAACAGAGACTCTTGGTTTAAAAAAGATTTTAAGATGTACTGGTCCTAATACATTAGTTCTTTGTGACGAAATGTGTAAAGGTACAGAATATGTAAGTAGTATTGGATTAGTAGCATCTACTATAAGAAGATTAGTGTCAACTAATACAAAGTTCTTTTTTACAACTCATTTACATAAATTAAAGGATGAGGATGCTATAATGAAAAATAATAGTATTCAAATTTGTCATCTTAGTGTAAATATAAAAAATCATGATATAATATTTGAAAGAAAGTTAATGTCTGGAAGTGGTAGTGATTTATATGGTTTAGAAGTAGCAAAAACAATATTAGAAGATGATTTATTAATAGATGATGCTTTTCAAATTAGAAATAAATTTTTAGAGAAACAAAATAATGTATTGGGTAAAAAAAAGAGTGTATATAATGCTAAAAAGATTATAAAAAAATGCGAGATTTGTAGTTCTACAAAAAATCTAGAAACTGACCATATTATACCTCAATGTGATGCTGATAGCTCTGGTTTTTTAAAATCTGTTGGTCATCATAAAAATGAAGAATATAATTTGGCAACTTTATGTAAAGAATGTCATCTTAAAAAAACTCTTGGTAAGATAACAATTAATGGATACAAAGATAGCTTGAATGGTAAATTTTTAGATTACACAATCTGATAAAACTTTATATAAAATTAATAAATTAACAATTAAAAGAATTAATTTTATATAATAATAATAATGGATCAACATACTAATAAAAGTGAAGAATACGATATAATTAAAATCATAGGAAAGGGTGCTTATGGAATAACTTATCTAGTTAAAAAGAATGACGTTAAATATATTATGAAAAAAATAAGTTTAAGCAAGTCAAAAATACCTGATATACTACTAGAAGTAAATGCTTTAAAAAAAATATCTAAATATAATAACTGTGAATTAAATAATTTAAATAAATCTTCCTTATGCCTTATAGATGATTTTATAGATTATAAAAATCAAGAATACGTTATTATAATGAATTATTTAGATAATGCTATAACATTATCGGCATTATTAAGTCGTAATAAGGAGTTGAATAAAAGTATGAAATTAGAGGATGTTATATTTGTTATGTCTAGATTAATATCACAATTAGATGATTTACATAGTTATGGTATTGTTCATAGTGATATTAAACCGGAGAATATTATTATTCAGTATGTTAATCAACAAATTAAAAATATACTATTTATTGACTTTGGTGTAAGTTGTCTTAAACTTTGTAAACCATCTGGGACAATAATATATTTAGCACCTGAATTATTTAGAATAATTAACTATACTCCTGAAAATGTTATTAACATGAAGCAAAAATTATTAAGTGATCCAAATACACAAGAAGAAGGTAAAACTATTCCTATAAATAAAAATGAGTATATGAAAACTGATGTGTACTCTTTAGGTATTGTATTTTATGAAATGGTACATAATAAAATGCCTTATCCTTATAAACCAGATTATATAAGAACACAAACAAAATATTATAAAAATCACCCGTTAGACTTTGAATTAGATTTAATTGATTTGAGAAATAAAAATCCAGAATTTAATACTTATATAGAAGAAATGGACACTGATAATATAGATGAAGATGAAACAGAACAAGAAAAAGAAGAACGTATTCTCTATAATAAAATCAATGCTTATATTTTGGAAAATATAAGAGAGAATATAAACTCCTTGTTATCTCAAGAAGCTATTTTAGGTTATTATAATTATTATAAATCTAATCCTAAATTTAAAAGTTCTTATACTGAAAACGAAACAGGTAACCCTTCAACTGCTAAAATGATTAATGAAATTATAGAGAAAATGTTAATTATAAATCCTTTACAACGACCAAGTATACACAGACTAAAAAGCCAATTTAATAAAATAATTTTATATTTATTATCTCATAATTATTTCAAATCAGTAACATCACCTAGAAAACGTACATCTCCTATTAATGAATTATTTGATTAAGTATAAATTAAAGTGTAAAAAATAAATATTTTTTTATTTACCATTAGTAATGATACAACAAATTATTACGGTTGCAACTTTAACAGGAGTTTTTATAAATTACAGTTTAAAATTATATAAAAAGAGAATATATGAAAATACCATGTACCCAGAAATAGAAATCACAGAATACGAATATATCGATTTATGGTGGTAATATTTAAATAATCTTACTTAAAGATGAAATCTATTATTGCCTTATTAATTTTTGCTATTCCTTATGTTTTAGGGAAGGGTGGTAACGTTTTGAAGATGTCGTTTTAAATTGAAAATTTTTATAAATTTTATATTAATATGGAATATAAAATACCATTAAAAAAAACTGATCATCAATGTTTAGTTTCTCAAGAAGATTATGAACATCTTAAACAATTTAAATTTCATTTAAACAATGGGTATGTAAAAGTGAATATAAATAAAAAGGATTGGGCGATTCATAGATATATAATGATTGAATTACTTAGTAATAAAAAATTAACAAGACATAATTTTATAGACCATATAAATGGTAATAAATTAGACAATAGAAGAGAAAATCTTAGAATAGTTTCAGCTGTAGAAAATGCTAAAAATAAATTAAAAGCAAAAAATTCTTCAAGTAAATATTTTGGTGTTATAAAATATTATAATAATCAATTTCAGGCCAGTATTAAAATAAATAATAAAAATATATTAGCATTTTATAAAATTGAAGAACATGCTGCTTATCAATATGATTTATGGATTAAAAAATATAAAATAACACATACTAAAATTAATAATATTCAACAACCTGATAATTTTATAGAATATTCTAAAAAAGAAAAAGGAGGTGGTGATGATATACCAAAAGGTATTGTTTTTAGAAAATCAAATAAAACATATTTTATTAAATATAAAAATATTCATTATTGTGGAGTTTATAAAACATTAGAAGATGCTGAAAAACAATTACGAATAATAAAAGAAAATGTTGAATTAAAACGTATTGAAAAAATTAATTCAGTACCAATTAAAAAAAATGAAAAAGGTGAATGTATTATAGAATTATGTAATAGAAAAAAAGAAAAAGTTGGAGAAACAATTGTAGATGAAGAAGATTATTATAATTTAATGAAATATGCTATATACATGGATTATCAAGGATATGTTATTATAAATATTGATAATAAATCAGTAAAATTACATAGATATATTATGAATTATTATGGAGAAGATTATGTAGATCATATAAATAATAATAAATTAGATAATAGAAAATGTAATTTAAGAATTGTAACACCACGACAAAATAGTATGAATCAATCTTCTACTAAAAATAGTTCATCAAAATATATTGGTGTGAATTATAATATAAAAAAAAATAAATGGAAATCAAATATAAAAATTAATAATTTAACTAAAACTTTAGGTTATTTTGATAATGAAGAAGAAGCAGCTAAAGTTAGAGATATATCTACTAAAGAATATTTTGGAGAATTTGGTAATTTAAATTTCCCTTAATTCCATTTATGATTCTTATAAACTGTTAAAAGCTTATCTTCTAATTCGCCCACGAATCTCGGATAGTCACAAATATTTTTAACAAATTTATCACGAACAGCTTGTTTTAAATCCTTTAACTCTTCTAAATGAGTGCTAAAGTATTCTACTTTATTAATATATTCTTCTTCGCTTAAACAAACATATTCTGGAAGTTCACTATTAATCATCAATGAACTTGTAACATTCTGAGCATGAAATCCATTTTGACTATCAAACAACGTCAATACAGGTACACCCATCATTAATGCTTCTGCACTAGTTGTAGTTCCTGAATAAGGATAAGTATCTAAAGCAATATCCATTACGTTATAGTCTACAAGATGCTGTTGATAAGTATCCTGGTAATCCAAAATTGTTACTCTCTTAAATACTTCAGTATCTTTCCATGTATTAATAAACTGTTCTCTAAGTGTATCTGTTAAAAATTCTTTTGTTTTAATAACAAATCTTACTGTAGGACATCTCTGTAATATTATTTCCCACATAGCAACTACACGGTCATTAATCTTATTATATCTATTAAATGTACCAATTGTTAAATAACCATTCTTTACAGAAGGTTGTTCTTCAAGTTTTGGTAAATTATTAATACCTATCGATGGAGTATAACTTAAGAAACACTTGTCCATAAATAACAACTTTTCTGTATAATATTTTTGTGTACTTGGTCTAACTATTCCACCTGGACCAGGTGTAATACCATCGGAATCACATACCTTATCAACAATATGATAATCCATATTTGATAAACCAGATGTGTTAGGGTATCCACAATAACTGATTTGAATAGGTGCAGGTTTCAAAACAAATGTATCAAGACGGTTATCTCCAGTTTGACTAGCCAAGTCAAATAACATATCAATTTTATCACCTTCTATAATTTTCTTTAATTCATCTGGACTAGTACCCTTTACAACCTTCCATTTAATATTAGGAAATGAGCTAGTTAAATCAACAACTTTTAATGAATAACAATGAATATCGAATAAATCATAATTAATAAATTTCAAAATACAATTCAAGAAATAACTAACTGGATGACAAATAAAATCACCACTAATAAACCCAATCTTTAATTTTGTTTTACCAACTAAAGAATCTTTATTCTTACCATCCCACTTAAGTATCAATTCATTAGGTTTATAATCTGGTAAAGCAACTTTATAATCATTTACAACATTTGAATAAATTTTATTAATATTCTTATGTAATTTTGCAATATACATTGGGTCGTCAATCAAGTGTGAAATATAATTTAAATCAAGAAGTTTATTCTGATAAGCCAATGAAAGTCTTGGCTTGTACTTGAGTGCCTTATTATAACAATCAATTGCCATAGGATAATTGATTTCATAACAATAAGCAAGACCCATATTCATATGCATTGATGCTAATAACATATCAAGGTCATTTGATATATGTGCATTCTTATAATTTTCAATTCCATGCTTATAGTGTTTAATAGCCTTATCCGTAAATCTTAATTCTGTATAAACAACACCAATCTGATTATTAATATCAGGATCATCTGGTAAAATCTTAAGAGCTTCAAAGAAATAATAATTAGCTAATTCACGGTCTTGAATGGCAAAATAGATACCACCTAATCCATTTAGGCATTTTACTTTGAATTCAGTTAAAACTTTAACAAGATCTGTTTGTTTAGGGTCAGCTGCCTTTAATTCCAACTCAATAATACCAAATGCTAACTTAAAATGCTGTAATGATTTTTCAAGATCATTGGTTCTTTGATACATAAATGCTAGATTGTATTGAAGTTGATAATCACACGGGTGCATCATCAAAACATTAGTTAATAATTGAATATTCTCTTTTGCATTTGAATTGAAAATACTAAGATATATAAATACAATTTTAAATAACTCTTTTGCTGACGGATTAAATGGTTCTACTCCCAACACTTTTTGTAAATGTGCAATAGATATATACAAAGTACCCTTTTCTCTGTCTGTAAATTCGGTACGATTCATATGTAAACCAACCGTTCTAATTAAAACCTCTGCACTAATATAATAAATGGTCTTAATATCATCCTTTATACGATTAATTTGAAATGGATTTAGACCATCTAAAAAGGTAATAATTTTTCCTGAATATTCTATACACTTAACATATTTATCATTATCAAGTTTATTTTCTTTTGTTAAAAGTTCTTGAGCCTTGTCATATATAACCTTCACAATCTTAATATTCTCATGTGTGTTTTCTAAAGTAACAGGTTCCTTTATTACATCTAATGTAGTTTGATTTGTATTAGAATATAACGCCTTATTTAGAAGAATAGGTTTTTTAGATGTCATGTTTCTATTAATATCTGCTTAGTTTTAAATTTTAATTATTTAACGAAGTTTTAAAAATTCAATAAAAGTAAAATTATCCAGTTCAATAAGATAATATTAACTTAAAAATAAAAATGAATATAATATACGTATTCATATGATAAAACCTACTAACATTAATTTTAGAACACTTGTTATGGGTACAACATTTCATAGATATACCAGTTACAGAGGCGCTACTATTATACTTCCAATGTAAATATGAATGCTTTTTGTAAAGTTTTTATCTAAAAGACAATTTAGTTAAAATCAATTTCTCTTATTAAATAAAATTCCTTGTTATTTTCTACAAACATATGTTTATTATCAATCCTATATTTTACAGTACTTGGTCCCATACCTAAATCTTTACAACATTCTTTTTGTGAATTCCATCGCTTTATAACTTTTTTAGGATCATCTTTATATACTTTGAATACTTTATTCTTTTTACACAAAGTTGAATTAATGCCAGTTCCTTTTAATATATTTTCTTTTATAGATATACCATACCATCCAAAATAACTAGAATCGCCTTCATAAAATTTATCTTTAAAAAAATATTTATCTAAAAATTTATATAAACTATCAACTTTATTTTTATTAGGATTATCTTTTTCATATTTTTCACACCATTTTTCATATGTATTTTTAATTGTACTTCTATTTAATTTTGCTGTAGGTAATTTTACACAAGACTCGATTAAAAATTGTTGAAACTCTGTTAACGGTTCTTTAAACTCAAATTTATAAAATGAATCTTTTAAATTTATACCTATTATACAAGACATTTCCGTATTTAACATTTCATTCAACATTTTTTTTGATTTGAATTTTGATAATAAATATTGTTCAAAATCTTTATAATTAAAGATATTATTAATTTTACTCCAAGTTTTATATTGGTAAAGTAATTCTCTTTTTGAACAGTAAACTAAATCATCAAATACACAGGAATCTGTTAAAAATTTATTAAATATATTTTCATCTTTATCTTCTGTTTCTAAATTAATTTGACTTATTGCTTCAATATCTGTTTGAATTTCTTTATTAGACATTTTTACATAAATTTTTTCTTCATTATTAAATGTATCTTGTTTAAGTAAATTTATTTGTTCATCTATATTGTTACATGTGTATTTATCAGTAAATTCAACACATTCTTTTATAGTTTTAATTATAAAATCCAATAATTTATCATTTGTAATATAGAACCACTCTTTTTGTTTTTTAATTTTATGTGAATTTAAAGCTTTGTGTATAATTTGTTCAGCAAAATTTGAGTTTTTTGTTTTATAAGTATTAATTATTTCTAATGAGTTCGTACTTGACCCAACGTTTAAACCAATTAATCTTCTATTAGGGTCTTCGGATAATCCTATTTTATAATGACCAAACTTACATGTATCTTTTATTAAATAAATAAACCCATCAGTAGTAATAAATCCTTCCGTTTCTGGTTTATTCTCTAATTGTTTTATTAAATTTTTTTGATCCTCAAGTTGTCTCTTTAACTCTGCTGATTCATTAAATATTATATCATCAAGAATATTTCCTGCCCATTTTCTAAACTTCTTCGCCACTTCTTTTTTACTATTATAAAGTAAACGGTAAACACCTTGACTTGTTAAAAAAACAGTATCTTGTAATCGTTTTGTCGTGTCATAAGCTTTCCTTATAACACGCTCATCATCATCATAACATTGAATTGAAACTGCAATATTTGTTAATTTCAATGCTTTTCCGATATCAGATGCTTTAAAACAATAAATCTTTTTATTATTAACATCTTCTTGTAAGATTGCTATAGGATTATTTTCAAAAGCTTTAACTATACAATTATTATCCGTTTTAATTTCTTCATTCATTTAGTAATGCGATAAGTTGTTATATCAATGTATAATAATTTGTTTTTAAATAAGAAACGCATTTAAATAAAACTGAAAATATAATTCATAATTATAATAACAAATTAATACATATAATGAGTACTACGCAAAAAGATATCAAGTGGTATAGGAATCGTGTAAAGACATTACGCAAAAAAGTTCAACCTCCACAAAGGAGTCCTGAATGGTTCAAAGCTCGTAATACAAGAGTTACAGCAAGTGAAGCAGCTTGTTGTTTAACTTTGTCAGAAGATATATGTAAACAATATGTTGACGATTTTAATATTAAGAATTTTAAATATAAACCTAATAATTGTTTAAGTCATTATGATACTCGTGAGGATTATATTATTAATAAGTGTAGAACATTTTATGGCGAAAATTTATTTAAAGATTCTATTTACACATTACATGGAAAAAAATATGAAGAAATTGCTACAAGACTTTATAGAAAAGAATTTAAAACAGATGTTATAGAATTTGGATTAATAGCGCATTCGCGAATAAATTGGTTAGCAGCTAGCCCTGATGGAATTACACCCGATGGTGTCATGTTAGAAATTAAATGTCCATACTCGCGTAAAATTGAAGATGGTGTACCGCCAATTTGGTATTGGGTTCAAATGCAACATCAGCTATTTTGCGTGGACTTGGATGAATGTGACTTTTTAGAATGCGAAATTAAAGAATTACCTGACGAACAATCATTTATTTCCCAAACAATACAAGATAAACAAGATAAAGGTATATTATTAAATAAAATTGATGAACCAGATAATAGTGAAACTAAATATATATACCCACCTGATAATCTTAATACAGTAGATGATTTTATCCAATGGTCAACCGACACAATTCGTATTCATCAAGAACAAAATATTCAAGTTAAACCAATATATTATTTTATGAATAAATGGTTTTTAATTAAAGTTAAACGTAGAAAAGAATGGTTTGATAATGTTAAACATTTATTCAAGACAACAATAGACCAAATTAGAAAATATCAAGCAGACAGACAACTTTTTGAAGATTATAGAGAATCAATCTATAAAATTAGAAATAAAGAATACTTGGAAAGATACAACAATACTGTTTGTCTAATTGAACAGGATAGTGAAGATGATTTTGTTATTCGGCGAAATTCACACCTAGATACAGATACAATGGATATAGATACTCCTGAAAAACAATTAAACACTATTGATAATTTATGCTTGATAAGCGACACATAGTGACACATAGATACACATAGTGACACATAGTGACATATTGATACACATTGATACACATAGAGACACATTGATACATATAAATAACATGTAGCAAAAGTAATTTAGATTGACTAATTGTAATTTTTTTTTTATTGTATAATTAATAATGAACTTTGATAACGACGAAGAATTCGAAAAATTCTTATTAGAAGGTTATGATGAAACTAAACATAAAGAAAATATTATGGAAAGAATTCAAGATAATCCTTTACAAAATATCAATGTATGCAATATTAATTATATAGAAGCTGATAAACAACAATCTGATGAAGCCAAAGAAGTAATAACCACATATGTTAGACATGGCCCAGAATTAAATGCTAGATTACGTGGTGCTCCAGCTACTCAAGACTTGGGATTTATAAGAAAAAATATCGTAAAATCTAGTAGACCTATAAATACAACCTGTAAGCCAGATTCATATTATATTGTATATAGAGCAATGACTAATATTTATGATAAAGATATTAATCAAGGTTTTATGTCTACAAGTAATATATTAATTCCTCAATTTGGTAATTTTCATATGAAAATTTATATACCTATAAAAACACCCGTACTAATAAGAAATATTTCAAAAGAAACAAACATTAATGGAGCTTATGAAATCGTATTACCAGAAAATACTATGTTAGAACCATTAGGATTTGACTCTTTATTAAATTATAATATATATATACTTCAACCACAAATTGGTAGCGGAAATATTAGTCATAGAACACCTCATTTTTATATTAATCCTTTAACTGGAAGAGTAGTACGTTCCGATGCTTCAGTTTATACAGAATTAAAGAGACGTCGATTTAAGTTAGAAGCAGATACATGTTTATATAATGTCACATCTGCTAAAAATTGCTTAACGCAAATTATGAATAAATATGGTAATAAAGTTTATCCATCCAATAAATTCATTAATATCCCATCTACATATCACAGAATAAAAACAAAAGCCCCAAAAGCTAGAGCCTTTATCAAAACAAAGGACAAAAAATACCTTAAAGGTTATCTAGATAAATCAGGTAAAATATTTAAATTACCTAAACCTATAAAAGCTCCTAAAATAACTATACCAGAAGTAACTACAATACCTGAACATCAACATTTATTGGATAAAAAGTTAGAAACTGAAGGAGTAGTAGTTAATAAAACAGATATTACGGATATACAAGAACAACTACGACAAGAACCATTATCTGATAAAATCACCATTCTACATAACCCTATTCAAGACGATTTTATACCAATAAAAGGACAATTTGATCAAACACAACAAAAAGAATTATTATACGATATTAACAATACTTTAATTCCATCAAAATTACCATCGCTTAATAATACAAATATCTCAGCTATTTTATTAGATTCAAATAGATTACCAACACAAATTATCGGTTTTACAGATATAAATAATAATACTGTTAAATTTGATACACCGATTAAAATAAATGTCTTGAATCAATACGAAATTATTGATAATAAAAAATCAGAATTCGAATTAATTCCAGGTCCACAAGGCCCACAAGGGGAACGAGGTATAATTGAAAAAATAGAGCCAGAACCAAGTGAACCAAGTGAACCAGAAACAAGTGAACCAAGTGAAACAAGTGAAACAAGTGAACCAAGTGAACCAAGTGAAACAAGTGAGCCAGAAACAAGTGAACCAGAAACAAGTGAACCAGAAACAAGTGAACCAGAAGTTGAAGAGAAGATTGAATCTGAAATTGAAAAAATTAAATTATCAGAAGAAAAGATAGATAATATTCCGCAAATAGAGATAGAAAAGAAAGAGATACCGGAATTAGATGAAGCTACACATGAAGTAAAGGCTGAATTTTTGAATGAAATCACTAAAATTTGTGGTGTAAATGAACAATTAGAACCTACGAATAATAAATGTTATCCATGTGAATATTATAATTTAATATGGGACTCTGAATTTAAAAAGTGTAAATTAAAAGATAAGTTATTAACTATTATTGAAGATACTGAAGGAAATATTTTAGGATATACATAAAAATGTAAAAATTTATTTTATTATATTATAATAACTAATAAAATGAATGTTGACGATGTGACATTAATAAATTATATTAAAAAAAGATATCCTAAAGTAGTTTTTACACCATTGCGCTTAACTACTGAAGCAAAACCTAAAAATGCCTTGGGGTTTGTTATATCTGATAATAAATTAGTAATGGGATATATAACAAAGAATGGAACGCTTTGTAAATTAATGGAACCGGTTGATTTAAATAATCTGTCACATTCCCAGTTTATTGATTTATTAAGTAAGATTCCATTGGCAGTTGGATTTGATGATCATGATAAACAAAATCTATTAAATGTGTTACATGATAAGGAACCAGTATCTTCTAAGGAACAACAAAAGGCAGTTGAGCAGATTCAACGGGCTATTCAGTCAGATTTTGATATTAAATATAATATGTTAATTGAAACTAATGAAGCAAAAAATCAGAATGAAATCTTATTGATTAAAAAGGAATATGAATCTAAAATGGATGAAATAAAACAGCAATATAACAAAGATATAGAAGAGTATAAACAAAAAGTAAAGGACTTACAAGATGCACAAGAAACATGTAAAGCGAAATTATTAGGTGAAAAGGAACAAATTATTCAGGCAATTCAAAACTTTAGACAACAAATATCCGATTATATAGGTCAAATTGCTAAAAATAATAGTAAAGAATCTGAAGGTACCGCTAGTGCTAAACTAAATGAAATGTATATACAATTATTAGCGGAAAAGACATCAATTGAGAATTCCATGTCTATGTTAACAGAACAAGAGAAACAACATTTAAAAACAATTCAAGATAATGAGAGTCAACTTAGTGAATTTACAACAAAATTAAATAATAAAGATCAAGAAGTTTCAAAGTTAAATGAAACCATTAAAGAAATTCAGAATGAATTGGATATTGTAAAGAAACAATTTTCTGAAAAGGAATTAGAGAATGTTGTTTTAGCTGAATTTAAAAAGAATTGTTTGGAACAAATTTTAAATCAAAAGGAGCAAATTATTGATAAAATTAAAGAGTATAATTCTCAATGGTTAGAGTGGGCTAAAAATAATAATTATAATGTAGAACAGCAAAAAGATAAATTAAAGAATGAATTAGATATTATCTATAAAAATCTTAAAAAAGTTCTTGCTTCCAAAGATAAATATTTAGAAGAATTGGGATTGACTGGAAAGGATAAAGAAGGTGTCGCTATTTTAAATAAACTCAAGTCAAATATATCTGATATTAAATTAGAAGTAAATAATTCTTTGAATGAACAATTAACACAATTAAGTTTAAAAAATCAAGAATTAGAGAGTAGTATTTCAGAGAATACAGAAGAATTAAAAAAGAAAGACTTTGTAATTCAAGATTTACGACAACAGTTAGAGGACGTGAAAAGATTATTAGAGAAGAATGGTGCGGCAATTATTCCCAAAGAAATAGATTATAATAGTTGTAATGAAACATTGCAAAAGTTTATAAATGTTAATAATATGTTTTATAGGAAAAAGGAAGTTATATCTATTTTAGATAGAATTATTAACAATCCTAATAAAATTACGAGTTTTACAAATTTAAATGACCAAATGAAAAGTAATATTAAAACACGTTTTGAAGCTGTTAAACAAGAAATTAATAAACATATTGATTTTCTTGATTTAACAAAATATGTCAATAGTCCAAATATTCAATTATTCAAGTCAAAAACTGCTATGAAAAATATTCCTCCTGAATTTTGTGAAGAACTTAATAATATTTCAAGTTATTGGGATAATAACGTTGGTATTTTTAGAGATCAAGACCACATTCTTACAAATATTTACGAAGATTTAAGTGGCGCTATTAGAGTATATATTAAAATTAAACCATTAATTGGGGTTGAACAAAAACATAATACTGTTTATGTTGAGAAAAATAGTAAAAAGGTAACAGTTGATTGTACAAATGTTCCTGATGTAAATAAAAAACAAACCTTTGGAGAATTTTATGGTATTTTTGATGATACATTCACTAATAAGGATGTATATACTGGTATTCAAGGTTCAGGAGATATTTCACAATTAAATATTGATATTGACTCTATTAAGGAAAGTAGTGAAACAATTAGCCCTGGATTGTATAGTACATTTAAACAAGTAGAGGATGGTTATTCTATTGTTTTATTCGGATATGGTTTAAGTGGTAGTGGCAAGACATATAGTTTAATTGGTGACAAAGGAGTTCCTGGATTATTACATTATGGTTTAGCTAATTTACGAGGTGTATCTAAAATTAGAGTTAAATATTTATTTGAACAATACATTGATAAATTTGTTCCAACTATTAGTAAAATTAGAGGTAAGATTATTAATCTTGTTAATGAAGTCCCCCAAATGCGCAATTATGCAAATAATGAAGAAAGGGAATTTGCACAATTTATTAGTGGCCAGGTAAATTTAAATGATATTCGGGTTGAAAATATTAATACACTAACTTCTTTATTAGAAAGTTACAGAAAAAGTCATTTTAGAATTAAGAAAACACCAAACAATCCTGTATCCTCGCGTTCTCATTTATATATGGTTTTTGAAGTACAATTTGATACGGGAAAAGTAGGTTATGTAACTATTGTAGATACAGCCGGTAGAGAGAGTCCATTAGATATTTTCAATATGTTTATTGATACTTCAAAAAAAGCAAGTTTAACTACTATTTTAGGTCCTACTGGTGGACCTGGCGTTGTTACGCAATATTTAAATCCCCAATTTCAAGATTATGAGGCTAGTGATATATACGAAATATTAAATGAAGGATTTTACATTAATGAGACAATTAATCACTTGATTTACTTTTTCAATAAAAAGAATTATAAATCTACAAAAATTCAAAAAATAGTAAATATTGACAAGTATAATAATGAAAAGTATTATGTTGATCCCAGAGCAGAGGAAACAAACATTGACCCAATTAATAATTGTTTGATGGTACCTATACTTAAATTTTTAGATGCTATTAGTAATAGAAAACAAGATGATGCAAATTATAAGCCAACTAAATTCTGTGTACTTTTATGCCTACGTAAGGATGAATCTTACTGTGAGCAGATATTTAGTAGTATGGAATTTGGTGAAAAAATCAAATCCACATAGTCATTGTTACTTACCATTAAATACTATGGCCTATAGACTATAATTTTTATAAACTGAAATTTTCTTAAAATCTATTAATTTAAATGGATTTTACAAGTGAATACATTGAAATTAATGATAAAACATATACTATCTTTATTGGTCGTAGTGCAAAAGGCAATGAACAAATCATTAAAATGAGTCATCCAGAAAGTTTATGGTTTCATCTAAATAATATTAGTTCAGCTCACATTATATTAGAATCAAATGGTGATGATATACCAAAACGATATATAAATAAAGTTGCGTCAAAATTATTTGAATACAAAACCAATATCCCGAATAATATAAATATTATTTATACAAAGGTAAAAAATGTGAAATTAACAAATTCATTAGGTACAGTTATACCAACAAATACTAAATTAATCAAATTCTAAAAAATGAATTTAATATTGTGTTTCATGACTATTAATTAGTGCAAGAGACATTAAAAATGCAACTTAAGTTTTATCTAATCACTCTAATCACTCTTATGGTTATTATCTCATTTATTAATGCTCAAGTAGATGATAATCTAGTTCCACATCCTATTGATGATAGTCTTACAGTACCCGGTGTTCCTGGAACTGTAGATGGTCTAGATGATATATCTCTATTTTTACTAGTGGCCCTACTATTATTCCTATTAATTCTTCAAGTAATACTTTTATCGTCGATATAAATCAAAGAGCTTAGACTCTCAATATAATAGCGTTCTAATGACTCGGAAACAAGGTGATCTACTCAAGCGACCTAAGCTACTTAGAGTCCCATGTTATAGTACTCAAGTGATTATAAGAGTAACAAATCATTAGGTACAGTTATACCAACAACAAATTCTAAAAAAATGAATTAAAAATTGTCTTAAATTTAATCAAGACATTAATTCAAAATGCACATTAATAAGTTTTCTCTCATCACTCTTTTTGTTACTCTTAGCATCTCATTTGTTAATGCTCGAGTAGATGATAATCTTGTTCCACATCCTGTTGACTATCCTACTGGGGCTGTAGATGACCATGATCATAATGATACCTCGATTTCTACCAGTGTTCCTACTAGTATCTCAATTAATTCTTCAAGTAATAAAAATAGTATAAGTGCTTTAAGTCTTGTATTCTTTATGATCTAAAAGGTAGTGGTGTTTTTATTTATTTTTTATATTTATCCTTAGATATAATTTATTTAAAGATAATTTTCAATACAAAGGATATAAGATAAATATATAACTCTCGTATGAGTACTAATACATCAGAAGTTGTTATAACAATAGTTGGATATGTTTTATTTGCGATATCAGAGATATTACCTCTAATCAATATTCCGACAAATGGAATATTACAAAGTTTAGTAATAGGTGTTGGCAAGGCATTTAAAAATCCAGAAAAGGATATAGAAATGGCTAATATGTTAATTAAAAACAAACCTGAATTTGTTAATATAGTAAATTCTATTTCTACAAATCCTCAAATATTACAGATTGTGAATAGTTTAATTTCAAATCCGTTTGATGCCAATAATGTAACTATTATTCAAAATAATCCAGATATTTCTAATGTAGTTTCTATGATAGGAAATAACAACCAATTAAGAAATACTGTAGTTGGATTAGCATCTGATCCAAATTTATATAATAATATTAATATGCTACTTAATAATCCAAAGACTGCATCGAATATGTTAGCATTACATACTAACACTAAATTAGAACAAGCATTACCTGTATTAATTGCAAATAATAATCTTTTAGATGCATTTAAAATACCTGATTTAACTAATAATATTAGTCAATTATTGAGTAATCCTAAATTATCTAGTATTGTAAATAGTTTGGCTACAAACCCTAATTTATTAAATGATGTTACAAAAATTGTATCTGAATCAAATTAATTAAATTTAAAAACAAACTGTTATTAAATTTAATAATGTCATCACATATTTATCTATGGGAAGAGTTTACAGTTGGGCAAAAATTAGCATGGGTATTTAGTACTATATCGAATGGGTTATGGTTATTTGTATTTATCCCACAGTTATATCAAAATTATAAAGCTAAAGATTCAAAAGGGCTTAGTTTATTATTATTATTTTGCCTTATTGTAGGTGATATATTTTCTATTATAAGTGCACATGCTAAAAATTTAAATCCTGTTATAATTTATGCAGCATCATATCATATTATATTAGATGTAATTATTATTGCTCAAATTTTATATTATAGAAGACAATCTATATTGATACAAACAGGTAACTCGGGGTGTGTGGTTGAATCTCGTCCTTTATTAGATAATGTTCTTTTATCTGAAGATTTTATTTCAAAATATCCTTATTTTAATTTAGGATTAAGTGAGATTTTATTTGTAATTACAAGCATATTTATCGTAGTTGGTATTCAGGTATTTATGTCTCTTAATAAAAATGATATTGATATTACAGCTAATATAATTGCTTGGTTGGCAACTTCTATATTTATGTTATCTAGAATACCTCAAATTACCTTAAATTTTACTAGAAAATCTACAAAAGGATTATCATTATTGTCATTCATAATTATTAATATAGCCAATTTTTTCTTTTTATTATCAGTAGTAATTATTTTGTACGACTTGAATCCAAATACATATATTGATTATATTAAAGCTACTATTCAATGGATAGTAGGTAGTAGTTTAACTACTTTATTTGATTGTGTAATATTCTATCAATTTTATAAATACAAAAATCATGGTGATGACTAAGAGTAGTTTTGTAAAGAGGCAACCGTTTAATTCTCATCTAGAAGTTGTAAAATTATCCAAGAGTAATTAATTACGCTATTTCGTCTGATTGATGAGCAAAATATATAGCTAATATTGACAGAACGATAGCTATAATAGTATATTTATTGATAGATTCTTTATAAATTACATAACTAACCAAATAACAGAAAATTATAGATGTACATGACCAGACTAAATTCATATGCCCCATACCTTCATAGTGATATGATTGGTAAAGTATATAAGCAACACATATATATCCAAAAACACCTAATAAATAAGTACCATTTTTTAAGTTAGCTTGAGAAAATGCTTCAACGACAGATAATAACATTGCAAATTTTATAACAATATGAAATCTCTGATTTGGATTTAATCCTGATAAAACTTCTGGCATACTTGAGTGTTCGCGTTATTTAATTATTATCAAGATAATTAAATTTAAGAAATGTAAGAAGATGAATCTTCAATAGAATTACGATAATTAAAGTATACAGAAAAGCATATTACCAAAATGGTAATCACTGCTGTAATAGCATTTGTTATTGTCACTTGTAAGTCATTTTTCAATATACCATATACTAACCATAATATTTGCGCCAATAATAATACTATATACATTAATACTGATATATCCTTTGCACTTTTATTTCGAACAATTGTTACTAATTGAGGGATAAAGCTTAATATAATCAATAAACCAGCAATAATACCTATTATGTCAGCTATTATTAAGTTATATACCATTTATTTTAAATAAATTTAAACTTTAAATCATTTTACATATTTAATATTTCATCAGTTGAAGTTGCTTCACCATACGTTGGTAATCTTTCTTGAACAATAGGTTCAGATGTATTTAATTCGGAAGTTTCAATAATTCCTATAGGTTGTTTTTGACCAAGAGTATAAACATAATATCCAGCACCTAAACATACCACACCGATTACTAAGTTATTATTTCTAATTGTTTGTAAAAATTCATATTGAGTGTCTTTAGCAATTAATGTATCTGCTAAAAATAACAGACCAAATCCTAGAGCAATTAAAACACTGGCAACAATATTATAATTCATTTTATAATATACTAAAAGAAAATAATTTACGAAATGCACCAAATTAAATATTAACAAATTCAAATGCCAAATCCCATTCTCAATATTATTTTATTAATTGTTTACCCATTCAAAAGATAGTATTCCCCCTTGTACTGTAATTATATTATAAATTATGCCAAATACATATAATTTACATTCTGGATTATTGTCATTCATTTTCAAACTTAGTAAAATTTCATCAAATCTACTCATATTTAAACTACCAGTTGGTTGGTCATCTTCTGGTTTAAGAGCAAATGGCATAACGTAAAAATGTTTAGTAGGAACAACTGAATGAACAATATTTGGAAAATAATCTCTAAAGATAAATTCTGGTAATAAATTATCATATCTATGTTTACCATCCAATAGTAAACTTGCTTCTTTAATCAAAGTATCTTCATCTGATAATCTAGAATAGTTGAAATAATTGTTATTATCAAAATTATTTTTATCTACACAACAAAATAACACTTCTTTACATGGATTATTAAAATTGAGTTTTGTATTAAACAAGTTTTTCCCAGCAGGTATATTATCATCGCCATTATATACCATTTGACTAATAACATATTGATGTTTTTGCCGTTGAAATTGATCTAAAACAATATCATCTAACATAATATATTCTGCAAATATATTTGAATCTAAAATATCCACTCTTGGAGGTGCAGCTAATCCATCAAAATTAATAACTTTATTAAAATCAGCGAAACTAAAATTAATTTGTATTTCTTGACTCGTCATACTAAGTAAAGGTAAAGCCATGGAATAATGTTTTGTAAACCAAAAATTTAAAGGTATCATTAAATTAATCTCTTTATCTGAATTATGAATAGCACTTACCCATGTATCTGATTTCATAATCATTCTATCATGTCCCAATTTATTTGATGCAGTCGATAACTCATCTAATATATCCATACAAACAGGATATAATTTATCAACAACTACGCCACCTATTTGTAATTCTATAGGATTATTAAATATAGAATACCCAATTGCATCAGACCAACATACATATGTACCACCGGTTTTAACCATACGAGGTAACTTTAAATGTAAATACAATTTTGACAATAAATGACCTTTTTTCGGTATAACAACATGTGTTTTAGAGTTAAACCTTGCTGGATCATGTAAAGGAAGTTTATAAAGGTCATTTGCAAAATTAACATACCTAAAATATTGATATTGAAATACATTTATTTCCGGGTCCTTAGTTAGGTATACATCCTGTATACCTCTTGCCTGTAATTGAAGTGTACCTGCTACCATCTTATATTAATTTTAACCAATATAAAAAAATATTTAATTATACTCACCTTAATTAATTTTCACTCTGCTCATCTAAATTTTATCAATAAAATTATCACAAATTTGTGTGTACAAAATGCATTCTTATCTGGTTTAAACTTAAAAATATTACTTTAAACTTAGTTTAAAAATATTATTTTATATTATATAATTATATATATAATATGAATTCTTTATTACAATCTAGTCTTTATGGACATGATTTTGTCAAGTATAGACAAAATAATAGTCAAAGTGAAAGAGAAAAATTTAGTCATAGTGTACGTACAAAAGGTATTGGCGAATTGCCAGTTGTAATTGATTCAGTAGACCAAAGTTTAAGTGAAGCATTAGCAGGTCCTGATTCAAAACGATTTAACAGAAATGGAAAAGAGTTTCATTTTCACACAGATCTTCTTATTGAAGATATATTATTTGAAGTCAGACATCGTATTAAACTAGATGACACAAAAGTATTAAAATTAGGTCTTGAAAATGGAAAAATGCTAGATAACAAAGATATTTTAGGTGATATATATAAAAAGCATAAAAGTCAAAAGGATAATATTTTATATTTATTACTGACACAAGAAACAACAATGTATGGATATATAATGTCTTTACTTAGATATATATTTGGTCCGAATTTTATGAAAAAGTAAACGGATTAACATTTTCACTAGTAACAAGTGATTCATGATAGTGAAACATTTAAGAATATTTATGTAAACTAGTCAATGAAAATCCATGTTGCATACTTGGAAATATAACATTAGTTAATTTATCAGGTGATGGTAATACGTCTGTTATGCCGAATTCTTCAGATGATTTAATAACATAATTATTATAAAATATTGGTATAGATTTATCGTCTTGGTCTGTATTATAAATTTTTAAAATGCCAAATACTAAATTCATTAGTATATTAAATAAATCAAATTTTTGACATTTGAATAAATTAACCTCATCTTCATTAGAATCGGCCCAATCATGACAATATTTAGAATCATAATCAATTTCGATATTTGAATTCTTTACAATTTTTGTTTCTAATTCATTCAAGAGTAGTTGTAACTTGTTAAATTTAGATTGTACATCTTTATATTTATCAAACTTATTTATTAATAATTTTAATGTATTTAATACACGTAATGCGTATTTAGTCTTATTATGATGAATAAAGAAAAACCCAGCATTTTCTAAAATAGATGTAATATAATCAACTTCTGATAAAGGGATTTCTATCTTATTACTACACATTTGAGAGTTTACTACTGTATCTATAAACGCTCCTCTTGTAAAATAAGTTTCTGTACCATAAAAATTCAATACACTTATAAAATCATGAATTCCGACTAATGTATTTTTACCATATGTATCTATAAACGATTCTTCTCTTTTAAATAAAGAAGTATAATTAATATAGTTTGGGTCTTTATTTCTTAAATAAATAAGAGTCTTATTGGCATAACTTAATATCTTAAATGTTGGCATTTTATTATTCATAAATTTGAATATATCATTATATATATGTTCACCAAAACCATCCCTGATGTCTCGTAAATACTTAATTAAGCCCCACATCAATTGACCACCCCCAGAAGGATTTTCATTTAGATAATAAAAAGTTTGACCACAAGCCACCTTAGTGGTGTAGCCTATGTATTCTTTGTCATCAAATGTTATATATGCTTTACCATAAATATTTGTATCAAATACAATTGAACTATCTTCGTGGAAATAAGTTTTAAATATTTTTTGAAAAGATTTTATAATTTTGACTTTATAATTAGTATTACCATACAATGTTATATCATAATCAGATGTTAATTTTGTAGAACCAACACTATAAATTTTAATATCGTCTCTAGATAATTTGTTTTGTTTTAATAATTTTTTGATAATACTATCAACAATTAATTTTCTCAATAACCAAAATAATTTCTTGGTCTCTTCTGATTGTATGGATTTAATATTCTCCCAAGATAATTTAACCTTACTTTTATCTTCTAGTAAAATATAATACTTAATCCCAGATTTGTATAATAAATTATGACTTTCAAAATACTGAATAGCATCATTAATAAGATTATCATAATATTCTAGATTATTCACATCACCATCTATTACAATTTCTGTACAAATATCTTGTTTACTACCAAACTCTTTTCCTAAACCAATACATTGACTATAACATTGACAAAAGTAATTAAATACGCAATTTTCAAATCCGCTAGGTTTACTGAAATCACATTTGCGTTCACTCATTAATATTATACTTATAAAAAAATATACTTATAAAAAAATTTATTTAAAAATAATATCTATATTAAATTAAGAATGTCAACATCTTTTAATAAAAGATTATCTAAAGAAGTTCTATTATACAAAAAAGATGACTTTAAATTTCCTAATCTTATATTAAAACCAAGTGATAATTTAGAAATATGGTATTTTATTGTATATGATCTCAAAGATACAGAATACGAAAATGGTGTGTATCTAGGAAAGGTAATCTTACCACCTAAATATCCATTTAAAGCACCTGATTTTCAATTTCTAACCCCATCTGGAAGATTTGAAATTAATAAAAAATTATGCACATCTTTTACAGGTTATCATCAAGAATTATATAGTCCATCATGGAATATTGCCAGTATGTGCGCAGGCCTTATTTCATTTATGACAGATTCAGCTGACCTTATTGAATCAAAAGGTATAGGTGGTATATCAACAACTCCTGAATATAAAAAAGAAATTGCAAATGAATCTAGAAATTATATAAAGAATAACAAACTTATATCTGATATTTTTGAAAATTATTTTAAAGAATATTATAGCATATTAAAGATTCTCCCAGATATTTGAAACCGAACTTAAAGTGTTGAATACAATTTCTAATTTACGATAAATTATATCCTTTTGAGGATAAACCAGAATTTGGCTGTGCTAGTCTAAATTTTAATTCAGTAATTAATTCAGGGACCTGTATTGGATTAATTTGAGTTGGATTTCTAGGAACTTGACTACCAAAACTAAAATGAACATCTTCATTCTCTCGTAAATTCATAACAGTAGTAAAAGGATTATATGAATATGAGTAAGTATCATTATAAGGATTGCAACTAGCTTCGCTATAAGAATTATAGGAATTATAATAATTACAATATGAATACCCTGGTTCATTTAAATTAATATTAGTAAATTCTTGAGTATAACCTTGAAATTCACCAAATTCACCGTTACATTCTTCTATAGATTCACTATTGTTTTCTTCAGTTGTTTGAGAAGACTTGGTTTCTTTTTCTCCGCCTTCTTGAGTTTGAACATATTTGGTATCAAGTTGTTCATTTGTTTGAGTCTCTCTATCTGTACAGTTGCTCTGAAAAACATTAGATAATTGATTATCAATCTTAATTAAACTTAATGTATAAGCCAATGTATTAACAATTTTACTGGAATTATATATATAACCAGGAATAATGGTTGCTTCAGCCTTGGATAATCTAGCCTCTCCATCACTGATTATTACACTAAATAAATCGTCTTTATTTAAATAACCAATAACTGTATTAAAATCACTATTATATGTATCTAAATCAGTAATCTTATTAATAACTCTTGTAGATTTGTTTATGTGGTCTTTTATTTGAATAAAATAATGCATGTTCGATTATATAACTTATAGTAAATAAATTAAAATTTTATTTTTAACCAATAAAATGGTTTAAATAAACATAATGATATGTTAAAACAAATTTTTGACATGATTTTAATGAAACTCACGAGTTGTGGACAAGAAATTACTACAATATTTATTTAAAAAAAAATGAATGCAAAATAAATAATAAGTGTTTTAACAGAAACATGAGCTTTGATAAATATTTAGAAAGTTTTACAAAAGATACTGAAGATCCAAAAAGTTTAACTCATTTAGCATTTCGAGGAAAAGGAAAATATAAAGTACCTGATGAAAAATACGATGAATTTTATAAAGAATATTATAATGCTTTGATGAAAAGTGAATCAATGTATCTTATTGAGAAAATTAATGAAAATTGCAAGTTTGCATTCTTTTTAGATATTGAAACTCCAAAGAAAAATACTTATAAAATTAAGATAAATGATATTAAAATTATTATTGATAAAAGTTTAGAAAGTATTGAAGAAATGTTTGAAACAGAAATGTGTATGAAAAATTATCTTATCACTCGTAGAAATGATAAATATCATATCAATTTTCCAAAATTAATTGTAAATACTATTGCTGCACAAAAACTTGCTAAAACTATTATTGAAAATCTATCTGTAGAAATTAGAAAGTTAATTGATACTTCTGTTTATAGAACTGGTTTACGTATCTTTGGTTCGAAAAAGAGTGAAACGGAAATTAAAAAAGAAAAAGAATTATTTGACGGTGAAGATTATTCGTGCATATATGAAATTTATGATATTGATAATAATGAACTATTTAATATTGAAGACACAGAGTATAGTGAATTTATGCAGTTAGTTATTCGAAGAAAAAATGACACGCAACTTTCAAAAGTTAAAGATAGTTTCAAACAAAGTCTAGTAAAACCAAATTTAAATACAAATATTTCTATTAAGGGTGTTGAAAATAAAAATATAAGCAATGAAATTAGCAAGTTATTTAGTTATTTAAAAGATGTCCATGCTGAATTTCTACAAAATTACTCATTTAATATTTCACGTATTGTAGCAACTCAAAACAAACAAGGTATCTTTTGTTATTATATTAGTCTTCATGATAAAACATGTCCTTTTGTTGGAAGAGAACATCGACGAACTCAGAGTGCTATTTATGTAGAAGTTAATACAAGTGGTGTTTATATGAAATGTTATGATCAAGATTGTTTGAGACGTAAATATCCTGATGAAGGTTTTAAATTACCTGATAATTTTGAAAATGAATATCCGGAATTATACCTTAGTATGACTACAAAATATTGGAAAGCGGAAATTGATATTACATCAGATATTAAAAATTTATTAGAAGATTCATTATCTGGTTCTCATTACAAAATTGCCAAAGTGATTTATAATATTTACAAATCCCGTTTTAGAATTGACGATATAAAAAATCCTGATTGGTATGAATTTGACGGAATTCGTTGGTCTAAAACTCATATTATGAATATTCTTATTTCTGAAGAATTACAAAAATATTATAAAGGTATCAAAATTAGTGATACAGGTGCTTTACAAAATTCTGATTTGCAAGAATTTATTCAAAATAAAGACAAACTCGAAGCTAATCTTAGAAATAGCTTGGTTGATAATATTATTAATAAACTTGAAAATGTATCATTTAAAAAAAATATTATGACTGAAATGCATTATTTATTTAAATCACTAGAACCTAATTTTGTATCAAAATTAGATGCAAGTCCTTATTTAATTGGGTTTAAGAATGGTATTTATGATTTAGAAAATATGACATTTCGACATGGTGAACAAAAAGATTATTTAACTTTGTCAACTGGTTATGATTATATTGAATATGACCCCAATTCCTTGGAAGTTCAAGAAATATATGGGTTTTTACGTCAAATTATTCCAAACGAAAAGGTATTTGAATATCTCCTCAAAGTATTAGGACGTTCTCTTCTCGGTATTAATGATGAACATTTCTATATCTTTACAGGATTATCTGGAGCTAACGGTAAGAGTACATTAATCAATTTCCTAGAATATACATTGGGCGATTATATGACATCAGCTGACGTATCTTTACTTACAAATAATCGTGCTATGAGTTCATCTGCTTCACCTGATATTATTAGATTAAAAGGTAGACGTCTAGTATCTTTTGCAGAACCAGAATATGGAGATACACTTAAGACTGGAATTATCAAAGCATTTTCTGGTGGTGACTCAATTATTGCTCGTGAATTATATAAAGCTCCTATTTCTTTCAAACTTCAAGCTAGTATGTTTATGTGCTGTAATGACCTCCCAAACATATCCAGCATTGACGGGGGGTCGTTTAGAAGGTTGCGTGTCATAGAGTTCAAAAGTCGATTTTGTGATAATCCAGTTAAACAGAATGAATTCAAGATTGACCCAACTATCAAAAACAAAATTAAAAATTGGAGACCATATTTTATGTCTATTTTGATTCACTATCTTGAATTATATCAAGAAGAACTCCGAGTTACTGGTAAAATTGAAGAACCAGAAGAAGTCAAGATTGCAACAAATAAATACAAGGCTGATAATGATAGATTTAATGAATATATTACAGAATGTCTCACGGAAATCCCAGATGGTTTTGAAAGTAACAAGACGATTTATAATAACTTTATGAGATGGTGGGCTGAAAATTATTCTAATACACGAACCCCAGATATTAAAGAACTCAGAAAATCATTGAAAATCAAATTTGGTGAAGAAATTGAAAAATTCAGTTCACATGGTATTAAACAAGTCGGATTTAATGTCAAATTTAATGTTACTGAAAACGATATCCAAAACAACGATGAAGAAGATTACTAAATACCTTCATCTTTAATTAATTTAATTACATTTCTTATTTAAAAACAAATTATTATAAAGATGTATACAATATACAACCCTATTAAATGACAGAAGAAATTAAGGATGATAACAATTGTATTGTTAAAGCATTTGAAAATAATCCTATAGCAATATTACATGAAGATATTAATAGTAAAAAGATATATTATTTTAAAGCATCCGACATAGGAAAAGCATTAGGTATAGTAAACATACGTTCAACTATTCAAAACTATGATGACGATGAGAGGGTAGTACGTAATGTCTACGACCCCCAAGGTACACCTCAAGACACTATTTTTTTAAGTTCTCAAGGTGTATATCGATTATTATATAATTCTAAGAAAGAAATAGCTAAAAAGTTTAGAAAATGGGCGGGAAATATTCTTGACGACATAATATTTAATGAAAGTGCAGAGTTAAAGAGGCAATTGGAAGAAAAGGAAAAACAACATCAAATAGAATTACAAGAGAATGAAAAAATGTTGTTAGAGAAAGAAACTCTCTTACAAGAGAGTTCTAAACAACATCAAATCGAGTTACAAGAAAAGAATAAACAACTTAGTGATTTACAAAAATTAAAAGTAAAAAAATGGTATAATCAAGACCCTGGTGATATGGTATATGCTGTTAAAATTAATAGTGGATTAATTAAAATTGGTAAAACAAAAAATATTAAAGATAGAGAAGCCCATTATGTGAATAATCAAGTTGGTAATATGTTTCATATAAAAAAATGTTTCAATTGTGATTTAACTGAAAAAGTATTACATCATATATTGGATAAACATCGTATAGAAAATAACAAAGACGAATCTACAAGATTCGATAGCTTCGCTTGGTTTAATATTTCTGACGAATTAGTAATATATACCATAGATTTAGTATGTGATTTTCTTGATAAATTTATTAATGTTAGTGAAGAATTACCACAATATAAAATTAAAGAGTTTTTAGAATCATGTCATAAGACTAACAATGTAGAAAATATAGAAATTAAAGAATCATTATTAAATAAAGTTGTCAATATAGAAAGTAATGAAGACAAAATAAAAAAGTTTGTTGATGAATATTGTGAATTAGATGAAAATAATTACGTTTTAAGTTATGAAATATTAGGAGCATATAGACTATGGTCAAGAGGGTTTACACAAACAGATAGAACACAATTTACACAATTTATGAAAAAACATTATAATTCTCGGAGAAAGTATTATAAAGAATATAATAATTCAAGTTTATTAGTTTATCTTGGAATAAAACCAAAAGAATTAAAAGTTGAACAAGAAAACAAAAATATTTTACCAAAATATGAAGAATTTATTCTAACCGAATGTAAATATAATTATACTTATAGAATTAGATATAGTGATTTTATTAATGAGTATACGAATTGGTATACTAATAAATATCCTGAATATATGTTTTCAAAAGAAGAAAAAATTAATATGGAAGCATATATAAACCGTCATTTTTTAAAAGATAAAATTAATATGCCAGGACATAAAAATGTTCCAGGAATATGGGGCGTTCAATTAAAATCAGATAATTCATTTAGAATTGGTGCTAATCCAACACATAGAAAAGAAATAGTTAAAATAGATTGTGAAACAAAACAAATTGTAGAAGAATATAAAAGTGTAATTATAGCTTCTGAAAAATTAAATTTGGAAACCAATTACATTAGAACATGTATAAAAGATAAAAAAATTATAGAAAATTTTATGCTAGAATATAAAAAAAATATAGATATTTTAGAATACATGTAAAACACAAATTTTTTAACATTAATTAATTGTAATTATATTAATTAATGTTTCTTTTTTTATTGAGATATGTTAAGCGTAAGCATGGATGACGATAATTTTGATTTAACCTCTTTGCCATCAAGTGTATCATTGTCATCAACATATACTCCAAAGTCGGCAGAAGAATCCCCCTTAGATTCACCGTTTGGAATTTCTCCAATCCAACAACCACCTCCAGTACAAGTACAGCGAGAAGAAGAAGAAGAAGAAGAAGAATTATTTTCACCAAAGGATAAAGAAAAACATGTATGGGTACCAATAGATGATAAATGGAAAAAAATTTTAATGTCTGATTTTTATTTTGTAAAAGATTGTGCACCTGATGGTAATTGTCAATTTCGGTCTTTAGAAGAAGCGATTAAAAGCGATTCTCAAATAAAAGCATCACATAAAAAATTAAGAAGAATGGTTGCAGAACATATTTTAACATTAAGTGACCTGCAGTTTCAAGACATACTCAATAATTATAAAGTTGAAAAAGATAGTGGTGAATTTTATGGAGATTGGGACCCTAATATCATAAAAACTAAACGTCAATTAGCTTTAGAAATTAAAAAGCCAGGATTTAATTTTGAAGGTGATAATATGACTTTGTCTATTTTATCCAAAGTATTAAAATTAGATATATTTATTTTCAATCAAAATACTCATACTATCACTAAAATTGAGAATGATAACCCCCAATTTATCATTATAAACTTTATTCAAAGTGGTAATACAGGGCATTATAAAACTATTGGCTTTAAACTTAAGAAAGATGTACAAACGATGTTTAATCGTAATGATTTACCAAATGATATGTTACCACTTGTAGATAAACAATTATTTTATACTAAGCATATTCAACAAATATATAATTTATATGACCCATTTACATGTAATGACCTTATTGCGAATATAGAGTTATTAATAGGAAAATTAACACCATCTGATAAAACTTTAATTTGTAAATTATCAGGTCAATTTGTATCTAAAGAAAAACCTAAACCTAGAGAAAAAAGAAAATCTAAAAAACGGTCTTATCGGAAAACTCCTAAAAGTAAATCTAAAACAAAAAGTAAGTCCAAGTCAAAATCAAAGAAATCCAAGTCAGTTAAACACAAGTCAAAATCAAAGAAATCCAAGTCCGTTAAACGCAAGTCAAAATCAAAGAAATCCAAGTCAGTTAAACGCAAGTCAAAATCAAAGTCAGTTAAACGCAAGTCAAAATCAAAGTCAGTTAAACGCAAGTCAAAATCAAAGTCAGTTAAACGTAAGAGTAAGAAATCAAAGTCAGTTAAACGTAAGAGTAAGAAATCAAAGTCAGTTAAACGTAAGAGTAAGAAATCAAAGTCAGTTAAACGCAAGTCAAAATCAAAGTCAGTTAAACGCAAGTCAAAATCAAAGAAACAAAGTAAAAAGATTAAAAGGGCTGCAAAACCAAAAAGAAAATCAAAACCTGTTAAATCTTAAAGTATATACTTTTGTAAAATTTAAAAATTGTAAAAAAATATTATCTAGATATAATATATAAATGGATAATTATATATTACTATTAGGCTTAGTAGCTATAGTAGCTCTATACTTACTATACAAGTCAAATGAAACATTTGAAAATGAACAAAAAAATAAGGAATGTTCCACATTATCTTTAAATAAGGCTATTTATGGTTATAGTGTAAATATGATTAATAGAGGAGCTCGTTAATTTCTGGGTATGTTTTAAGAGTTGCTATGTGGAAAAACTAAAAAATGAATATAATATAATTGTAATATATTATTAATATAATTTAAATAATATTAATGTCTAAATATCATCATCAATTACAAATATTTTTATACAAAAATAAATTAAATGAACAAAGTATTACTGATTTACTTGGTAAATTTTCTACAACCACTGTTAAACATATAATCAATGATTTAGGTACCTCTAATGTTATGCTGCAAGGTATTGTAGACGCTTCTAAAGACTCAAATGAGTTATATATATTTAGTGACGGTAATTGCCGAGGAAATGGTAAAAAATATGCAAGAGCGGGATATTCCGCATTTTTTACAGATAATAACGATTCACCTTATTATAAATTTAATAAAACACGACTCGTTGGCTCAGAACCTACAAATAATAAGGCTGAATTATCTGGTATAAAATATATTTTCAAAACTATATTGGAGAATCAAGAACTTTTTAAGGATAAAAAGAATATAATTTGTACAGATTCAATGTATTCAATTAATTGTATAGATAAATGGTCCAAAAGTTGGAGTAAAAATGGATGGAAAAATAGCAAGGGTCAAGATGTCAAAAATAAAGAGTTAATCCAAGGCATTTTAAATAGTCAAGAGTCTATTAATCAAGATATCAAAATTATATTTAAACATGTCCCTGCTCACATGCAAGAGCCAAATGATAAAAAATCATTGGAATGGATTATGTGGTATGGAAACAATAAAGTTGATTCAAATATTAATGAACTTTTAGATAAAAGCAAAGACGATTGATTAGTGGCGTTTTAATATAGTTTATTATTTCAAAGTAATATTTTATTTTTATTTTTGATATATATTATTTTTAATTTATTTTATTTACTTATAATAACAAATTATGAGTGAATATAAAAACATTAGTCAATCTCATTTTAAAAATGATGAGTGTTATATAAATCAACAAAATCAAAGTAATAAGAGTATTTTTAGTTATATTACAGATACAACCATGTTTGTAAACAAAAATCAATGTCTTGATACAACACCTCCATTTTTAAGTTATACACCTATTGGTGTCCCTACTCAAAATGTTGACATTGAAAGTAATTTAAGAGGAGTTATTCGAAATAATACACGATGCGCATCCTGTAAATATCAGCCAGAAAATTTAGATTTAACAGGTGATAGTAGTCAAAATAATACCAAGTTAGACTTATTGCCACATAATAGACAATTATGTAAACCAGAAAATCAAATATTACCTCAAGGTTATTATAATATTCCCACTCGTAAATAATTTTATTTTATCAAATAATTAAATTGATAAAATTATAAAACTTCGGCTAAATGATTAAAACTAATTTAAGCAATAGTAACTGCGTTAAATACACCAACAGTTCCACTAAGGAAATATTTAGAATCTGTACCAAGTAAAGTAAATTGGTCACCAATTGCACTTCCAGCTGTTGTTTTAATAACAGTTTTAGAAGCACCAGTAGCTAAGTTAGCACTAGTGCTAAATTGCGAAATTGATATAGCTCCATTAATACATGCAGATGGAGCTGTTAAAGTATGAGCACCAGTGTTAGTTACTACAAATCTATATAAAAGTCCAACAGATGGTGATGGAAGAGTAACTACGGAACCAGCGGTTGCGCTAAGAGTGACTATATCACCAGATTGAGCAGCGCCAAGTGTGATACTTGAACCAGCATCAGTGAATTGGACTTGAGATTGACTTAGATTAACTGATTGAAAATCGTGAATAACTTTAGATCTTTGAGACATTGTTGTATATTGTTTTATATTATTACAAAAGATTTTATTTTTTTGAAATAAATAATAAGTAAGGACGGATTATTATTTTTTTTTATTTAAAAATTGTATAAGTAAAATGTCTAAAGATTACCTTACATTTTATAGTTATGTTCGCAATAATAAAACAGAACTTACACACTTATTCCAAAGTTTATTAGGCGAACCCGTTATAGATAAATTACCAGATAGAGTTTGCTCTTCAAAAGTTGTATATGAAATTCTTCGCAATGACCTTGATACTTATTTTAAACAACAACTATTCCGAAATACATTTATGGAATACTTTAAATGGAAGGTTTTGGACTAAAAATTGAATTTTAAATTATTTATATAATTTTTCGTACTTTATACTTTATACTTTATACTTAAATTTACTTTACACCCTTGAAGATTTAAAACGCCGGTTTTCACCTTTGTAAATCCACGAGGTTTGGTCTTTTCATACCGTGTAAATTTTGGTTTTGTGATACCGATGTAGTATCACTGAGTAAGCCTCTGGCTTCTTTTTAGATAATCCAGTCTTGATATAAAAAAAAAAGATTTATAAAAAACTGAAAAATAAAACAACCTTAAACAATAAATTTCAATCGCTACTATATTAAATCTACGTATATGGATTCTGAAGGTTATTATTCTGATGTATCCAGTGTATCTATTTTTAGCGAAATTAATAATGAAAATAGCGAGTATGAACACGAAATTGATATGAATCACTATATAAATCGTATTAGTGATACGTATGATACAAATAGTATATATACAGAACCATATTATAATTATAATACTAGCATGTCTATTACTCAAGAGCATGACGATTTATATTCAATTATTGATTTATATATGCAACAATACATTGAACCAATAAAAAAGGAATGGGATAATGACAATGATTATCATAAAACTTTACCAAAACAAATTTCAAGTTTGTCACGGTTTTCCGCAGTGCCTAGAAATTCACACTTGTCCGAATTCTCAAATAAATCTGAAAAGTCTTCTAAATCATGGAAATCATTTTTTAGTAAATTTTCTAAAAAATCAAAAAAAAATGAAATTAAGTTTTATGACAATTTAATTATTAAACGTAATCGTCACGTTTCTACGAAGCGATAAACTGAGTACCCTTGGTAATAACAAATGACAAATAACAACATGTAAATTGAGGCCTTAGGGTCTTTTTGTTTTTGAAATTATTTTGAAGATACACCGAAAATTAAATTACCGTATCTTTTCTCTTGTTCTTTTTCTAAATAATTTCTATCTGAAAATTTAACATCACTTGGAACAACATCTGGTAAAATATCAGGATTTTCATCAACATTGGTAAAATCCAATGTAAATTTCTCTTTGGGATAATCACATTCACATGCATGTTCATTATTTACCAATGTATGTTTACCTGTAAATATATAGTTTGGATTTTGTGCAACACACATACTTGAACATTTTGATTGAATATCTCTTTGATTATACATTTTACATGAATAATCTGACTTTATATTACACTTTACCGTGTAATTACTTGTATTATTTATAAAATAATATACTACTGCAGCTATTAATAATACTATAAACAACATATTCTTATTATATAACGGTAAAAAAAGTTTTCGATAATACAACTAAAAAAAAAGTGAAAAATACTAGTCTTTAAATAATTTTAATATATTCGAAAAAATGTCTATCGAAACTTCAGCTATAGTTGCACTTGCTCTTGGTGTGTCTCTTATAGGTCTTATTGTTCTAATTATTTTATTCGTAGAAATGAATCATTTTAATAATGTAACAAAAGAAAGTTTGTTTTATGTTAAAAAGTGGTGTTTGATTGCTCTAGTTTTATTGGTAAATGCTGGTGGATGTGCTTTGGTATATTATACACAAAATCTGCAAGTTATTCTCTTTATTATTGTTGCTCTGAAATCTAAGGATATTATTATGGCTATTATGTTTGGTTTCAATATGATTTATCGTGCAATTACAAAGAAGTATTCTCAACTTCCTAGTCTTGAAGTAAGTGATGAAATTGAACGTGTTGCAGCATTTGTTCCAGTATATGATGAATCTCTTGAACAAGTTACTAAGACTCTTGACTCACTACTTAATAGTAAAGGAGCTCATTATATTCTTCCAGTTCTAATTTCTGATGGTAAGAATAATTATGATAACTTGATTACTATTGAAACAGTAAAAAACTATACTTATCACTCTTGGAAGACATATGACGTAGACTTGACAGTTTCTTATGGTACTCGTAATAATAAACATGTAGTATCTATCACTAAACAAATCAATCTAGGAAAGAAAGATAGTATTATTCTTATGAATGACCTATTTAATTGTGCTCGAAGCAATATTTCAAGGGTTAATACTGAACTCCGTGAACAAGTTCGTCAAGATATCTCAACAATCTTTGGAGTAAATGAGTTTAATTATATCTTCAGTACTGACAGTGATACAATTGTTGATGAACATGCAGTTGTATGTCTCGTAGATACACTCAAGACTAAAAATGCAACTGCAGTAGCAGGTATTGTAAATGTTAACAAGTCAAGTGGTAATTTCTTCTGGAACCATATTCAAAATCTTCAATATATGTATGGTCAATACATTCGACGAACAAATGAAGATCTACTTAACCAAGTTCTATGCTTACCTGGTTGTATCTCTATGATTAAGATTGATGAAACATTCAAAGATACACTCGAGTTATATTCGAGTTTACCAAATGAAAATAATCTATTTGAAACAAGTGTTCAGTCTATGGGTACAGATAGACGACTTACTAGTTCAATTGTTTATACAACAACCAGAGGTGGTGCTAAGATTCTTCAAGATACTCGTGCTCATGCATATACAGAGCCACCTCAAAGTTTAATGCAATTTTTCAGTCAACGTAAGCGATGGACTCATAATATGTTCTTTAATTCTATTCTAAATATTATTGGGATTAATGTACATATATTGTCAAGATTCTTTAATCTAATTGACGTTCTCAGAATGTGTCTAGTTTACTTTAGATTATTCAATACTTTCTACTTTATCTATCTTTTGATTACAGCATATGAACCTAAAAATATACTAGAACTTGTACCATACATTATCTTATTGTCTTTTCCAGTTGTCTGCTTCTTACTGTATTCTCTTTTCAACTCACATCTACGAAATCAATTTTTGTCTCTCTTTGTCTTTACATTTATTAACAAAGTCTTTACAATGGTTTCAACAATTATCATATTCACTCTTATGTTATTCAATATTGGAAATTCGGACTGGAAAATTTCATATTAAATCAAAAAAGTAAAATTATAAAAAAAATAAAAAACGTTAAAACGATAGTCGCATTGGATTGAATCGGAAAGAGATAAACCCATATATCTGGAAACAGGTATATGGGTTTATCTTTATTTATGTCATCTTACACTTCAAATTTAATAAAATGTAAATTTTAAATTTGAATTTGAATTTATTGAAGTTTCTTGACTCTAAAATTTCTAAAATATGACCATGTATCTATGGGTGTTGTATATTTTTCTGACCCTCCGCCAAAAAAGGTCGAGAATAAAATAGCTGTAATACTAGTTGATGGATTAGTTGTCCAAATTAAGTTATTAAATTTTTGTGGTTCTTCATTTACAAATAATTCTAAAATACCATTAGCATTTGGATTTCCATCTTTATCAAATGTATTCATTTTAACTCTCATCATAACTTTATTCCATTCTGTAGGTTGAAATTTAAAAAGACCACGCCATAAAGAATCACCAAAGGCGTCATTTTGAATAAGATTCGGAATTTGTTGATATTCAGATGATTGATTTTCTGGTAAATAAACATAAGCCTCGGTATCAAAGTCCTTTCGCCATACAATTCTTAAACTCGATGTAGTATTGCTATGTTGACCACCACTAGCTTCTCTCATATATTTTTTATCTGTTCCTTCACTTAAAAATAATCCAGGTAATTTTCCACCTAAAACAGATTGAAATGTTTCATCAAATTTAACATCATAACTAAAAATAAGATCTTGTGCTGGAAACATATTTTCAGGTGATGCATAAAATCCAATTCCACCTTGTGGAAATTTACTTGGTGAATAACTTCCTTTAGGATAAAATATCTTTAGAGAACCATCATCTAATACTTGATGATTTTTATTGTCTTTTCCCCATCCAATTTTTGAAATTTTCCATATACTGGAATCTTGTAAAGAAATAAGAGCAGAAATAGGTAAGGTAAACCAATCTAAACGCATTTTTGTTAATTAAATATGAAATATTTTTGTTTTTAAACGCGATTGTATTTTAATTCATAAAATGGTTTAAAAAAAAATGAAATTATATCTTATATAAATATTATAAATGTACTCGAGAAGTCCAACGTGTTTTATATTAAGTTTTATATTGTTTGGTCAAAATGTTTTAGGTCAAATAACACCACCACCGACACCACCGACACCGATTCCGGCTTCACCTTTTGGTGACCCAGCTTTGATTTGTACTCAAACAGAAGGTATTGGGTATAGTGTAGGTGGATTTCCAAGTTCACCTTATAAAGTAACACCTTTTGTTGATGAATTTAAAAATCCACCAAATGCATTGCCAAGACATAAAGCGTGTAGAGCTGATGGGCATTGTATGATATCATATGATATAAATATTAATCAATTGCAAGCAAGACCATTTGATAATGCTATTCCAGGATGTAAAGCTTATCCGGGGACTTGGGTTTTAGCATACAATGGAAGTATTCCAGGACCTACTATTCGTGTACCTGTTGGTCATGAATCACTTGTGCGTTTTAAGAATTCTATTAATACGGTTAGTGGTTATTTCAAGGAAAATCATGCTCCATGTTTAGCAAATAATAATAGAACGGGGCGTCCAATTAGTGTTCATTTTCATGGTTCGGCTAGTTTAGCTCCATTTGATGGATGGGCTGACGACGAGACTTGTTTTGGTGAAATTAAAGATTATGTTTATCCAAACAATCGTGCAGGAACTGGTTGGTATCATGACCATGCTCTTCATATTACAGCTGACAATGCTTATTTAGGTTTAGCTGGATTTAAAATTACTTCGGCGAAAGTTAAGGACGGTGGTTGTGGCGAACCATGGAATTTAGAAGATATTGAAGAACATCAAATGGTTATGTCAGATAAGGTTCTAGATAATAAATGTCAGTTATCAGTTGACCATTTTGGAGCTCATGAAAACAATTTATACGGTGATATTAATCTTGTTAATGGAATTCCATTTCCTCAAATGAATTTTGAACCAAAATGGATGCGATTTAGATTACTAAATGCTGCAGTTTCACGTCCATGGTTAATTAAGATTAAGGATAGTAAGTTAGGAGATATTTCACAAAGAATTTGTCGTATTATTGCAACTGACGGAGGTTTCCGACGGACCCATATTGCGTTTCCAGTAGAAGGACTTTTAATTGGTGTCGCTGAACGTTATGAAATTGTATGCAACTTTGCAGGTTATGCAGGAAGAACAGTTTATTTCTGGAATGATTTTAACAAAGATGTCATGAAAGATGTTCCTTATTTCTGTAATTCACATCTTCTTTCACGTATTACATTTGGTGCAGCTCCAACAATAGCTCCACCAGTCTTTATGACAACTCAAGTTACACCTGACCCACTCAAACCGGCGTTCAATGTTTTAACTACTGCTGATATCAATGCTGCAACAGCTATGGCAAATGCTGACCAATATCATCGTGAAATGGTGTTTGGAAGAACAAATGGACATTGGACTATTAATGGTGAAACATGGGATACAGCAAAGATTGCTGCAGCAGATGTTGGTCAAAATACATGGGAAGTTTGGAAGTTCAAAACCGGCGGTGGTTGGTTTCATCCAGTGCATATGCATTTAGTTGATTTCTTTTTGCTTAAACGTGACAAAGAAGTACTAGGAGGTGTTATCCCACTTGGATTACGAACTAATGAAATTCTTTCACCAAAAGATGTCTTTTATCTTGGACCAAGTGAAGTCATTTATGTATTGGCACGATTCGGACCACACAAAGGAGATTATATGTTCCATTGTCATAATCTTATTCATGAAGATAATGATATGATGAGAGCTATGCATATCATGGATTCTACAATGACAACTAAAAATCCAGACTCTGCTAAACCATTCCTTATTAATAGATTAAATAACCTTGTATATAATAATTGGAAATATGAAGACCCAATGCTTGGTGAAACAGCTGC